TTCCGCCTGCTTCATCCACGCGTCCATCGACGCAGCGTCCTTGAAGCGCTCTTCGTCCGTGATCGGTCCTGAGACCACTGCATCAGCTACGTCAGTCATGACCTATCTCCTCAGACCTTCGCCACGGCGTTCGGGCCACTGACCCTTGCGTCCGGCGTGTCATCGTTGATCACCCTGAATTCCCACTTGCCGAGCTTGAAGTTCCGGCCTGCGTAGGCTTTCAGGAGAACCCAGTCGCCGACGTCGAACGTCGGACCATTCGGGAACTTCTTCTCGTCGTCGAAAGCATCTTCGCCGAGGCTCACTACGAGCGCGACTTCTGATGTTTCACGTTCCGCCTGCTGCGTACCGGACGAGAGGAAGATTCCTCCGTTCGTCTTCTCGACAACATTCGGGATGACTGCCAGAACCCTGAAACGCAGAGGGATCGGAAGTTCCAATCCGTCGGCTTTCAAGGATTCGATGACACCTTCTACGGTGAGATCCTCGAACCTGATATTCGCCATGTCTGTTTCCTCGCTGTGTGGTCTCACGGAGCAAGCCGTGCCTTGTAGTCGCCATAGATTCAGGCCCATCGGCCCTTGTCTATGTTCAGACTCTCATGCCGATTTATTTTTTCAAATACCCCTCCAAGGACTCAATCCGAATCCTTGTTGTCGACCGTGAAGGCGTCCATGATCATGCTCTTCGTCTCCCGGAAGGCGGTGATGTAGCCGCACATCCCCTTGTATTCGCCCTCGTTCAGGTCTCCCTTGAGGAGAGCCTCCGTGCGGTCGTCGACGTATTCGTCGAGCAGGGAGCAGATCTTCTCCAGCGTCCTGCCCACGTCCAGCTCGGGCCTAAGGATTCGTCCCATGTCATTCTCCTCCGTTCATGTTCGACTGCTCGATCTGGGCGGCCGTTCTCGCCAGATCGCCCAGAGCCTTTCCTGCCGCCACCCGGTTACTCGCCTCCTGGGCATCCTGCGCCTGGTCGTTCTGAGCCGCGGCGATGATGAGCTGGGTGGAGTTGCTCTGGTCGGCCTTGTCGGCGTCGGCGGCCATCTGCTCGCGCTTGAGCTGGGCGTTCTGCTGACGGGTGGCTGCCTTGTCCTGCGCGTCCATCATCACCTTGCGCTCCTTGATGTCGAGCTCTCGGGTCTGGTTCTGGACGATCGGGTCGTTTGCGGCGGCCTGAGCGGCCTGAGCCTGCTGTTCAAGCGTGTTCTTCTGGAGCAGCTTGTCGGCTGCCGCGCGGACGACTCCGGACAGACGGTTCTCGACTTCCGGCGGGAACTCTTCTCCGAAGTTCGGAAGCTCGACGCCAGCCATCCTCGACATCTCCGCACGGTATGCGTAGGCAAGATGCTCGGCGAGGTGGGCCTCCATCGTCGCCATCATGGATCCGGCATTCGGGGACTGGCCGACCATCGCCTTCAGCTTCGGGTCGTTCATGAACGCCTGATGAACGGCGATGTGTGCCTCGTGGTCCTGATGCGGGAACACCTTGATCGGCTTCTGCATGAGAACCGACATGTTCTCGCTCATCGGATCCTGCGGCTTCACGTCGTCGATCTTGAGCATCTTGTCGGCGTCCTGAACGCCCATCAGCTCGAGACCCTGCTTGTGCAAGAGCTGCATGTCGTACATTTGTGGAGCGGACTGAGCCTGCTGCATCACGCCCTGGTGACGGAGCATGCGCATTCCCATCGTCGACAAGTTAGGATCCGCCACCGGGAAGATGTACTTCATCACCAGCGCGAAGTCGGCCTGACGGTTCGCATCCTTGATGTCCTCGTAGTCGTATTCCGGCCCCATGAACTCCTGGATGACCAGAGCCACGAGACGGAGCTTCTTCTGCATCGCTTCAAGGATTCGCTGATGAGTCGCGGACTCGATCTTCACCTGCTGCTCGATGAGCGCCATGACGGTGCCCACAGGAACCTCGCCGGAGACGGCCTTGGAGTCGATGTCCGGGATGGATGCGAGACGGCGCGCGTCCTCGACCAGCGTTCCCATGAGTGCTAGGTGCGTCTGACTGACTTCCTTGGTCGGCATCATGTAGATCGAGTCGGCGATCTTCTGCGTGGTCGTGGAGACATCGCGCAGTTCTCCGGGGCGTACGGGGCTGTCGTCTCCTTCCCAGCGGAGCTGCTTGGATTTGAAGCCGGCCGGAACCGCATTCATCGTTCCGAGGTCGACGGCCTGGCGGAGCATCTTCGTGGCCGCGTCGGCATTGCCGCCGATGGTGTGCATCAGTCCTAGTCCGTAAGGACTCGTCAGCGACGGCAGATACGGGAAGCCGACAAAATACTCGATGCGCTTCATCGTGTCGTCTTCCTCGCGCCAGTTGCGGCGGAAGCCGAGCATCTGCTCCGAACCCTTGTCGATGGTCACGACGAACGGACGCAGCGGAGGACGGTCTTCCGTGTCTCCGGGCAGGTCGATGTCCAGCTCGATGTGATACTCGAGGATCTCGTAGGTGCCGTCGTTGGTGCGGGTCTTCTCGACGCCTTCCTTCGCACGCTCCCATTCACGCGCAGTATCGGTCGTGGTGGAGAGCGGAGGCTGGCCGAGGTCGACCTTCTTGTAATAGCCCGAGTGGAAGTCTTTCTTCAGCTCGTTCTCGGTCTTGTCGATGATGTGGATGATGCGGCTCGCATCGTCGATGCAGGTGGCACCGGACGGCAGGAGAACCTTGTCGGCCGGAATGCACTTGGCCTTGGGCACGCGGTTCTGGCTGTCATAGTAGATCTTCTCGATCCCGATGCCCGACATGCCGCAGCGCAGGAACGTCTGCTCGGCCTCGGCGCGCGCTCCAGGCATCTTCTGCGTCAACTGGTAGTTCAGTTCGTTGCCGACGCGCATGGCGGCCGCGGTGATCTCCGGGTTCTCACGACCCATGATCTTCGTCTTGGCAGGGCCAGCGGGCGGCCAGACGGCGGTCGCGACCTGCGCCTGGTAGCGGAGCACGGATTCGTTGAAGATCGAGTGCACGGTACCGCAGGCGTTCGGCCACGGCACGGACTTCTGCTCCTTGGCGAGACCGAGCAGGGTGACGGCCTCCTTGTACTGGGTGAGCCACGTCTGGCGCGCCTGGTCATCCTCATCGAACTTGGCGAGCAGGTCGTTGATCGTCTCGGCCTTCACCTTGTCGTCGATGTGGTCGACGAGGTTCGCATCGAACGCCGGAGGAAGCATCGCCTCGACCAGTGCGTCAACGATCGCCATCACGTCGCCGGATTCCATGTCCACGTCGAAGGAATCGGGTTCCGGGGCACTATCATCAACGACGACGTCGATCATCAGTCCACCGTCCCTGCTTGCAACCGGGTCGCCGCCTCTGTCGAAAATTTCCGCCATAATCCCGTCCTTTGTCAGTAATAAGCGACAGCGTCGCGAGGTTTCTTCTCTTCGTCGGGGTTTCCACCCCAGCGATCGTTCTCAGTGCCGATGAGCATTCCGTCGCGCATGTGGGCAAGCGCCTGGCTCATCGTATCGGTCAAGTCGTCCGTCAGGCCGTGCGGGAATGCGGACACCTCCTCGATCATCTCCTGCGCGTACTGGTGGCTCCTGAAGCAGTACACGCGGCCTGATGCGAAGATGTCCGCGACGCGGTTGACGCGGGCGATCTTGTTGCCGTCCGCTCTCGTCGGGTTGGTCGTCATGACGGGGATGTCCATGCTCGAGAGTTCGAATGAGAGCGGACGTCCGGCCGACTTGGTTTCCACCAGCACGAGATCGGGCTTATAGAGATCGTAAAGCTTCTTCGCCGTTATTTTAAGCTCCGGCCAGAGCATCTTCTTCGCATACGCGTCGATCAGGAATGCGGCATCCACCGACTTGTCCTTCTCGCGGTCGTACATCTCGAAAACGCCCCACGTACTGCACGCGGAAGGATTCGATTTCGCCCCGTCGGTATCGGCGCAGTCCCAGCTCTGCATGATGAAGTGGAACTTCGGATAGCCTCCGGGATTCATCGGGTTCTTGAACGGCCCCGGATTCCAGTCCTTCCACCACTCGTCCTTGATGATCGAGGCCTCGCCGGAGGTCGGCTTCTGGAGATAGGTCGCCGTCCAGGACTTGACGGTCAGCGAGGCCTTCTTCATTAGCATCGCCTGGAGCGTCCACATCTCAGGCCACAGGACTTCCGTGCCGTCCTCGTTCATCGCCGGGAATTCGATGACGCGCCAGTATTCGCCCGTCTCCTTGGCCTTCTCGAGGATGGAGGCCGTTAGGTCTCTCTGCGACCACCGGGTCATGACGAGGACGATGGCTGCGTCCGCCTGTTCGCGCTGACGGACACCGTTCTGGAACCAGCCGGCGGTCTTCTCGAACTCCTCCTCGGTGGTCTGCTCGGATGACGGGTCGTCGATGAGGATTAGGTTACCACCGTGGCCGGCGATGTTGGCTCCGGCACCCGCGGCGAAGTATTCCCCGGAGGCTGTCGTGTGCCACTGGCCGACGGCCTTCTTGTCCTTGCGGAGTTGGGTCTTCGGATAGATTGCCTGATATTCTGGTGATCCGATCAGATCTCGCACCCACCCGCCGAACTGCGACACGAGGTCGTAGGTGTGGGAGATGTGCAGGATTTTCATGTTGGGGTTCTTCCCCATAAGCCACGCTGGCAGGAGCCACGAGGTCATCTCGCTTTTCCCGTGGCGGGGAGGCATGTTGATGATCAGGCGCTTCAGCTTGCCGCTGGCGATGTCCTCGAACGCCTGAGCCATCTCGGCCAGATGGCGGCCCCACTTCATCTCCATCGGGAAGCGGGTCGTCCACATCTGCTTGGCGAAGTTCTCGAAGTGCTGGTCGCAGAGCTTGGCGTTGTTCCTGCGCGCCATCTCCGCGGCCATGCGGACGAGTTCCTTCTTCGTCTCGGCTGGGAGCAGAGCGAAGGCGTCTTCATCTTTGACGAGGTTCTGGAGCTGGACGAGATTCAAGATGCCTCCTGGGGCTTAAATGAATGCGGCCCAGCATCATGGCGAGTGATACTGAGCCGCTTTTTGCGGGGGAGGAAACGGCCCGCATGATCACTCTGCGTGGCCTCGGAATTTTTTAGAATACCGCCTCCCGGAAACATCAGAAGCTCAGGAAGCGGTCGGTCTTCTTGCTGGATAGCTTGAGGGAGCGGGCGCGGCCCTCGTTCCAGTCGACGAGGCCGAGAGTCTGAAGACGCCGGAGCCGCTTGTGGACGGCCACCCTGGAGACGCCGAGATCGGCGCTGAGTTCGGACAGAAGGGGTGCCACCCCCTCTACGGACATGCGGGCCCTGACGGCTTCGAGCGTCGCCTTCAAGACTGGAGTCCAGCTTGGCGTACGTTCAGTTTCCATCATTTCCTCCCGTGAATTCGTGACAGGCCCATCGGCCGTTAAGCCAACGTTAATGTCGATTTCGGGAAAGGTGCAAACATGGCCGGATCCGCCGGCAGCAAAACCACTTTCTGGTCTGATCGTACCCGGATCTGGATCGCTTATCTCGGGCTAGGTGGCGAAAGATATGGGTCGGGGACTCCGGCATGGGGCGGTGATGCGAAATCACGCCGTGGAGCCTTCCGGGTTCCCGCTGGGGTGCGGCGCGTCCGGAACGCCAGCTATCGCAGCCGGCTGCCTGTGCCTGGCGAAGGATTCGATCCTTCATGCCTACAGGCTTCCCTTCCTTGATATTGTGGTGCCGATTTCCGGGAATCAAGGACATCTTTCGGGTCTTGAAAGGCCTCGTCAGGGACGGGTATTTTCTTCGATTTTCGAAGCATGCCGTTAACCTGCACCGATTTTCGGGGTTTCGGATTCAATTCCGTTGTTCCCGTTTTCGTCTACCCATTACTTTTTAGTTAAAAATCAAATATTTAGAGGTTTGAATCGGATTTCAAAAGGAATTAAACATATCCCTTGGGGAGATAAAGACGTATCCCCAGGGGATATGAAATTCAGGACTCGTAGATCTCCCTCAGATAGGCTCCCACGCGCTTCTTGAAGTCGAGCTTTGCGCCGGGTCTCTGTCGCTGGAGTTCGCTTGCGGCACCCTCCATGATCGACCGGAGCGTCGAATCTATCATCGAATACGGCGTCCGGATGGCGAGCGCCTGGACGTACCGATGAGAGATCTCCTCGGCGAAGGCGCGTGCGATGTCATGGTCGGTCGGGTTGCCGATGGCGAGCTGCTTCTGGCGGTACCGTCGGCGGGCGGCCGAGGCGGCAGTCTCCTCCTTGTGGGTGTGCTTCTTGGCCGGGCGACCGCGCTTGGCGGGCTTCTTCTTCTCTTCTGCCATGAATTAATCTCCCTAAGTGATACGTTGGCGCTGTCTGAAACCCTTGATCTGCGGGCCTTTCCGGACAAATAGGAGGTTAACGGCAGTTAACGCCCGACGCAAACCGCCGGCGGGATTGTGTTTCTACCAAAAGGCGTTTAGGAGTGCCTCTTTCAACAAGGGATTGAACGTGACGAAAACCGCATACAAGGATTCCGCCATGGTGCTTGCCGGAGTTTTCCTGTGCTTCGGCATCACCTGCGCCGTGGGCGCACTTGTCCGGCACCAGCCACACACCCCATCAGAGGTGGCTGGTGCCGGATTGAGAAGGACGTGCACTAAGCCCGTTTGCGACGGTCCTGTGTCACGTTCTTACGCGGGACGGGCCGTGTTGAAGTCGTCTTCCGAACCCGTGTCCGCCGCATTTTCGTGGATCCGATGAGGCCTCCGTTACCCTTCTGGTCTCCAGTCGCCCGGAAACGTCCGTCCTCGGACAGACAGATGATGGTCCGCTTTCCGCCCTGGTACTGGAGGATGTGCGCGTGCGCCCATGTCGTCGGGCCTTTGTTGTATCCCTGGTCGAGTTTGGCGGACACGCCAGCGACGTAGACTCCTTCGACGATTTTGGGGGTGTGGGTGTGGCCGGAAGATGTCTTCGGCCCCATCTTGCGGTACTGGTTCGGCGATCCGCGGGAGCCTCCAGTTCCGAGGTCGCCGTGCATTCCGCACTCAACGTCGTCGACGAGGAAGGATCCGCCGGATGGAACGAAGTAGATGTCCTCGTGAAGGCCGGCTGCGACCATGGCCTCCTCGACGACGTTGAATCCTTCCTCGCGGTCTCGGATGGCCTCGTGCCACCAGCTATTGAGGCGGTGCCAGTAGTAGGCATTCTGAACGTCGATCGCCCCGGAGAGATCCTTGAGCCACTTGGCGAGAGCCGTGTCGTGGTTGGATTCGACGACGACGGACTGGCACCACGGCCTGCGGCAGGCGTTCGCGAAGGATACGGCCTCGGTGACCTCGTCCTCGACGCTCTCGGATCCTGCGGCCACGACAAGCGCCATGGTGTGCGGATCCTTGATGTTGTGATGATTCCTTCTTCTGAAGTCGAGAGTGTCCTCGAAGAACTGATATTCCGGCTGGAGCCAGTCGAGGAGCGAGCTGGTCGACGTGACCTTGCGCTTCTTCATGTCATATCCCCACGTCGTCATGGCGACCACGGGTTCCATCATCTCATAGTGGATGTCACCCCACATGGCGGCGCGCAGCCTCGGGCCTTTCTCGATCTTTCCATTCTTGACGAGGATGTCGAAGTCCTGGAAGGAGCCGTCGGCATTGGCGTTGATGTGGCGGAAGAATACCTCGCCGTCGATGTCGATCTCGATGATCAGGGCGGCGTATGTGTGATGAAAGAGAGCCTTGCGGCCTGAGGCGCGCGGCGTGTACGAGGGCTGTGTCACGCAGCCCGTGGAGTAGGCGAACCGGGGCGGCTGGCCCTGCATGCGCGGAATGCTCTCCAGAGCCACTCTGGCGTGCGGGATGACCACGTGCTGGCCCTTGTTGGCCGTCGTCCAGCCACCGAGGGGATTGGCTGTCGTGGGGAGCACGTTCGCGTCTCCGACCCACAGCAGGTCATCGGTGAGGTGTACGCGGTCGAAATCAAGGTAGGGAGCGAGTTCAGGGGCGTAGACGGCCGTGGCGGCCGCGTGGTCTTCGTACATGCCCACTTGATACGTGAAGGGGCCGACCTTGAACTGTGCGCCGATCTCTTCGGCGAAGACGACGAGGTTGTCGAAGAAGGGCTTGAAGACGGGGGTGTCGTCCTGGGCGGACGTCGTCACGAGGCGGTGGACGATCCCCTTGGGCAGTCTCGACCAGGTTTCCTGGATCTTCGAGAGGCGGACTGGCTTCTTCCTTTCCTTCTCTGCCTCCGGCGGGTTGGCGGTCGCCGGAAGCAGAGGGTCTTTTCTGGGCCTTCCGACCCTCCTTCTGCCGGGGGAGTCTGGATTCATTCTCGATGTGGTCATGGCATATCTCACTTGGCGATGAGGGGGATTTTAGGAATTGGGACTTCGCTTGTTGCGCTCCCTCCATCGGCGGTCAGCCAGGATGGCGTGCCTCGCACGGATACGGTTCCTATCTGCGATGGTGTGGCATCCGGCCAGATCTGCGAAGAGCGCGAGCACGGAATCGCTAAGGTTGTAAACAGGCCAAGGATCGCTGACGGCGAAGATCGGATTGATGCTGAACATCGGCCTGAAGTCGCGCTGGACGTGGAGTTCGACGCCCTTGCGCGCCCACGCCGTGTCTGTGTCAGACTCCCATGCGTAGTGTGGCTTTGCGGTCACACGCTCCTGCATTTCTTCATATCCGCGGTGGATGACCCCGGCGTCGCCGACCTCGATCGTTCCGGTTCCATGCGTCACTGCATCCTCGTATGCCTTCTGCACGGCTTTCTCGCCATACATCATCTCGGCCCACATCCGGTTGATGTAGCTCTTCGTGTGGCTGGTCCGGGGGCGGTCGAAACGGATTTCGAGCTTGCCGTTCTTCTCCGCATCGAGGACGTGCTGGAGAAGACTCTGCTGGAAGGGGTACAGCGTCGTCTTCTCCTCGAGGGAGTTCATGGTGGCCTTGGCGAATGCGAGCATGTCCGTGTCGGTCATCGTGCCAGCTCCTTGATGAAGTCGGGACGGAAGCCAGTCCACGTGCGGCCGTTGACCTTGACGACGGGAGCCTGCGTGTAGCCCTCGACGCGGAGCTGGGCGAGCATGTCGGGATCCTTGGACAGGTCGATGACCTGGTATTCGAGACCAGCGCGATCGAGCGCCGAGTAGGTCATCCTGCACTGGCTGCAGTTGGGCGTGGAGTAGACGAAAATGGTGTCGTCGTAGATGTCCTGGAGTTCTTCTAGCATGGCGCTTTCCCTCAGATGAGATTGATGGCCGCCACCGTGATGGCGACGGCCCAGAGAACGGAGACTGTGATGACCAGCCTCCGCATGGTTCAGGACTCGTAGTTCGAGTCGTCGAGGAACTTCATGTTGAACCTCTCGACGATCTGGCTGTCGGACAGCTTTGTGATGTCCGACGTGCCGCGCTTTCCGTTGCCAGCGTATTCGCCGTGCTCGTGTCGTGACACCGCCTTCGGATCGAAACCGTCGAGGTTCAAGGATTCGACGCCACGAGTGTATGCAACCATCTCAGGAACCGGATAGTCGGCATACGAGAAATACGCGTCGATGAGCGTTGATGCGGACGGGCTGTGGGATTCGCCAGCCTTCGGAAGGGAGTTGTAGTGATCCGTAAGGATCTTCTTCTTCAAGGATTCGTACTGCTTGGCTGTGCTGGTCATTGGAACCTCCGTTTGTTGACCTGACTAGAGAGTAGGTTAACGGCAGGGTAACGCGCAAGTCGCCGGCAGAAATGAAGAAGCCCTGCGATGAGGGGTCAATCGCAGGGCTTCGGTGGGTCTTGGTTGGAACCTTGCGACCACTCTTCAACGATATGCCGTTAAGGATTCGTTAGGCAAGGACAAAAAAGAAAGGGAGCCACGAAGGACTCCCAGTTGGAAAGGACGGGGTGTATCAGCCCGTCGGATGCATTCTACTCCTTGGCCCTAAGTTTGGCTAGGAGGCTTGAGTTACGGGTCAGGAAGTTGGCCGCATCCTCGGGTTCTGCGCGATGCACAGGCGTCTTCGCCGACGCTCCGATCCCCCACCTTACGTCGACGCCCATCTTCTGCAGCGCGAGCACGAGGTTGAAGAAGTGGTAGCCGCGATCCTTGATGTTGAATGTCTGACCGTCGACCGACACCCAGTTGACCGGATTGTCGTGCTTGCTGGGCTTCACAGGCTTGCCGTGGCGGCCGCTGATCATGTCTCAAGCCTTTCGATGACGTAGTCCTCCACGCGGTCGGGACGGATGACGAAACTCCCCTGGAGGAAAGTGGACACGAACAGCCTGTCGCCATCTCTCTGGATGATGGAGATACGGTCTTCGAGGCCTTCGATGGGATCCATTCCATCCTCAGGAAACCCCGGATCTTCGCCGTCGAGGATGACGCGTCCGTGCTCCGGAGTCGGAACCGCCTCGTTCCCAAGGATGATCACATCATCCGGGTGGCACCACTGGAGTTCGGCCGGACGGGAGATCCGGTAGCGCCAGCGGCGCTCGACGCCGTGGCAATCCGTGAAGGTGAAGTTGAAGGAGTCCTTCACGAAGACCCACCAGTCCTTGCCGACGACGACGTTCAGGCGGAGATGCTCCTCGGACTCGTCGACGAGCAGATGGGCGAGAGCTGTGTTGATGTCGTTCATTTCCATCCCCTTGCATCGAGTCTTGCACGCAGTCTGTCGTAATGCTCCTGCATCGGCTCCTGTAGCTGGAGCCACGCGAGGAACCACAGGAATCCGTTTGTGAACTTCCTCACTTTTCGTTCCTCCCTTCGACGCCGCGGCGGACACGATCCCGCGTTCGAGCATTCATCCAGTGCAGGGCTTCCTCGAGCTTGGTGATGGCGAGAGCATTCTCGCGGCAGGCGTACGGCCCTTTCTGGAAGGCGTTGAAGCGATCGAGTATGATCGAGAGCAGCGCGCCCTCGGTGATGCCGTTGACAGAACTCTCGGAGACTGGGCCATTCTGGAAGCTGATAATGTCCCGCCATCCCTGCGTGCCGTTGTGGCCGCAGATGCTGTAGACGTGGTTCGCACCTCCAGGGCCGGGTTCGTCGTCGGCCGAGATCGAAAGCTCGTTGCCAGCAGGCGTGTCGTCATAGCGATAGACGGGACGTGCGTCATGAGGTGGAGCAATCGGGAGCTCAGGAGCTGGGTCAACGACGGCTTCGAACTCGACTTCCCAGCGGCCCTCCATGTTGTGCCTGCCGAGATCGAAACGAGGTGTCTTCATGAAGATGAGCTTGTCGTCTTCGAAGATATCCTTCATGTCGTGGCGCAGCTTTTCGGTGGCCATGTGAACCGCCCATAGAGGCGTAATGACGCAACCTGGAGTCTGTCCACGGAACGTGAAGATCTGAGGCTCGGCCTTTGACGGGCGATCCTTATCGGACACGAACTCGTTGAGGACCTTGGCCAGTTCGACCACGAAGAACTGGTCTGTGTTGATTGTTACCTGTTCGAATCCCATGACGTTTCCTCCATGCTAGGGCATGTTAACGATGGGTTAAACACCAGCACCAAGTCAAACGCCGGCAGGATTCACGTCGCGGTGAAGGATGTCTTCGGAACTATGGTCAGACGGTCGTTGACGAGCTTCACCTCGACAGAATAGCCGCGGAAGTGAGCCTGTATGATCTTCCTCAAGCCATCCTTGCCGATCGACGACCATCGGAGCGTGTCCTCCTTCAGTATCTCCAGTGACTTCTGCGCCGTGGCGACGTCGGTGAGACCTCCATCGACGAGGGCGATTATGCCGCCGACGACGAAGACGATCTCATGCTCCAGGGGCGTCGCCGCCACCCACTTCTCCTCGTTGCCATTGCTGACCATGAACTTGCCCTCGTAGGGCTTCCTCAGGTAGTTGGGCTCCACATATTTGCTGAACACCCGGACCTTGCCGTAGACGGCCTCCTGAGCCAGGCCGAAGGCCTTGTGCTGGTCTTCGTGCCGGGCGACTTCGAGGCCGTCGTCGTTGATGACGATATACATCTCGTTCTCCTCCCATACGGTACATAAATATACCTAAGAGGATTTTTGTTCCAATCACGAGAACTGGGGATTCCCGTCCGCATCCCACGGAATGATGTCGGCCTCGACCCTTGAGATGCGGTGTGCGATCCAGGATAGAACGTTGGTCGTGATCGAATTCCCGCATGCGTGGTATCGGCGGGTGTCCGGCGCGACGCCGTTCTGGAACGGCACGTCCGTCCAGCCCATCGGGAACCCCTGAAGCGACTCCTCCTCGCAGGGCATCAGCTTGCGAGCGATCCACTGCTGTCCGTCCTCGTGGATGACCCCGTGCCAGTGGTCGGCTAGGATCGTGTACATCGGGGCGTTGGCCTCCGAGATCCCGGTGCCACCCTGCTTTCCGAGCCTGCCGCTATTCTGGATCGAGTAGATGATGACCTGCTGATCCTTGGAATCCGATGCCATGAGCGGGTATGCGTATTCCGGGTTCTCCATGTAGGAGAACTTCGAATCCCGACCGATGAGCGCTAGGAGCTGAGTGCCTGAATGATCTCCGGGGACAGCGCCTTGCCATTGTTCTCCGCGCGCCGGAGCAGTCCAGACTTCGCCTTCTCGCTCAAAGAGTATTTCTCCGGCGTCCCGGTCAGGATCAAATGAGACGACAATGTAGAGGCGACGCCTTGATTGGGCGACCCCGAAGTTGATGGAATCGAGAATTCTCCAGGCAATGGACGTTCCGTCTTCTGCAAGCACATGACCTGCGTTCGACCAGCCGTCCCTTGGTGCGAGTAGAGGGTCTTCGTCCCCGGCAAACGCTGCCATGAGGGTTCCGAGGGGGTTGTCGGTGTGAGAGAGGAATCCATGAACGTTCTCCATGACGATGTAGCGGAGGTTGTTGATGCGGCGCATGCGGAGCGCCAGTTGGGCGAAGGCGAGGGTCAGGTTCCCGCGCGGATCCGAGAAGCCGCCGCGCAGGCCGGCGAGCGAGAAGCCCTGACATGGCGGCCCGCCTTCCAGCACGTCGATGTCACCGAGCAGGGACAGATCCTCGTCGGTGATCTGGGCGACGTCTCCGTAGTTGGTGACGGATCCACCCTCGATGCCGCGGTACTGCTTCTCGGCGAAGTCCTTGTGGTCGGGACGGTACTTCGGAGCCGTGCACCCGAGACGGTGGTGGAGAACGGCGGCCGGGAATGGCGCAGGCTCGGCATAGCCCCGGAAATCCCATCCAAGGGGCTTACAGGCTACGCTTGCGGCGGAGATGCCGGAGAATGTGGAGAAGACCCTCATGCCGACCAGCCATCCTCGGCGAGACTTTCCTCGACGGCCTGATGAAGCTCAAGCTCAAAGATGCCTTCCTTGATGAACCGGGGAGCGATGTGGTCGTCGAAGAACTTGTCGGCGACTTCCTGGCTGATGTAGGCCATGCCTTCGCGGATTCCTTCAAGCTCCTCGATGTTCATGTTCATGAACGTGGCGTAGGCCTCGTCCCGTCGTGCGATTGCGGCGTCGAGCGCGTCCTTGAGAGTGCTGTCTGGCATGATCGAATCCTTTCTACGATTCCCTGTTGGCAGGTTAACGGTAGGGTAACGCAAGGACTCGATCAAGTAGCCGGCAGGATTCAAAGATCGTACCCGGATCCGTTCTCCGAATCCTTGTCGTTGATCCATGCGATCAGGTTCGCCAGCACGAACACCTCGCCTTCATCGGTCAGGTCGCCGGGATCTCCGGCCTCCCATCGGGCGTTGTTGCGTTTGATCTCGGAGGCGAGGAACTCTACGCGGCCGGGATGCCGGGACATCTTGTTCAGGAGATCGTGGAAGATCTGGATGTCCGGCATATTGGCTACTCCGTGGATGCTTTGATTTCCTTGAGAAGCGGCATCATCAGGCAGTCCATGAAGGCTTCCGTCTGATGATCCTCGAGGGTGCCGTGGTATGTGATGGCCGCCTCAAGAAGGCGATCGAGAGATGCCTTCCATTCGGACTTCAATTCGGCAATCTCCTGTTCGTAATCCATCCAGTCCATACGGGTATCCTTTCGAGTTTAGATCGATTTGACGGCAAGGAATGCGAGCGTGGCCACCAGCCCGGTCTCGTACAGCTCCCGGAGACGGTGAACCATGTGGATCAGGATCAGATATCCGGGGTTCTTCTTCTCGATGAGCCTGAAGGAGAACACGAACGAGAGCGCGCGCAGAAGCAGCCACATGGTGACGACGATGGGCGGGTTGAGGAACAGGTTCCATGCGATGTAGTTCATCGGATTCTCCTGGATGAGATGTCACGGCGGCAGAGATCGGCCAGCGTTATGGGTGTGCCATCGCCATCGTTCTTCTCGTTCTGGAGCCGGATCAGATGACCTTCGTCGACCTTGAAGGCGTATTCGGCAGCCTGCTCGTCGGCATAGGAGCCGGGCATCCAGCAGTCATGCCAGCTTATCGAGCATCGGCCGTCGTCGAGCTTGAAGATCTTCTTGCGGCCCTTGCAGGCGTCGGATCGGATACCTGCGTACTGCCAGCCGGGAGATAGGAGGGACAGGTCGATGATGGCTGTGGGAAACTTGTGCATGGGTGCCTCCTTGTGGTGGGAGTGACTGCAACGCCAGTAAGCAGAGGCTCCTGTTAACCATCATGTGCGTCGGCGGAACGAGATGCAAATAAAGAAGCCCCCAGGCGTGATGCCAAGGGTCTTACGAGTGACTAAGGACGAATCCCTGGATCAGAGCGCGGGCAGCGGGATCAGCCTGGATCCTGTACCGAGATCGGCGACGAGCCTCATCGAGACCATGAACATGTCCTCGCGGTGGATGCCGTAGAGATGGAAGGGGTGGGACTCCGGTGTCTCCGCCATCCTTGATGGCAGCATCAGCGTGTCATTCTGCTTGCCGCGGAAGAACTCGACCTCTGGCCTCCTGCGCCAGATGACGGGCTTGTTCTCGGCGATGCGGACGTCTGCGTCGAGCGTGGCGCGAACGATCCTAATAACCGCATCCATGATGCCCCCGTTCTCTTCGGCGGTGCCCGTCATATACCGGGTCGGGAACCCCATGGTGAACTTGGTGTAGGGAGTGACCTCGTCGGGGCCGATGTGGCAGGGGCCGGGCGTGCCTTCGATGAAGGGGATGTCTGCGATGCCCTCGAGAAGGGCCTTCTCCATCCATTCGGCGGTGTCTCGTGAAAGTTCAGGTGTCATGCGTAGTCTCCTGCGACCCCCATTGGCCGCACGGACATCATGTGCGTCGGCGGAACGAGAAGCAAATGACGCCGCCGACAGACCGTGCTAAGAGGTGCCGGCCAACAATGAGGAAGGGAATCGGCATGACGAAGAACAACGTGAACATGATCGTGCATGTGGGCGACGGCTCTCTGGTGGAGATGATGCCGAACTTCATGAGCGAGCAGAACCTGGCGGACATCGAGGAGATCGCCCGCAAGGAAGGAAAGACCGTCACCGAGCTGGTGCTGGAGGGTGCCCGGATGCTGATCGAGAAGCGCGGCCTCAAGATGCCCGAGGAGTGAGGGGCCGAAGTGTTTCCCCCGTGATTTCGGAGACACATTAGCAAGGACTAAAACGTGAACGACGATGGCACGGGTTGTTGTCAACGGAAATTGAATCCGGAATCTGCGCGGAATTTTTGGGGCGATGTTTGCGTTTTCGACGCCGGGGGTGTTTTTGGGCGGAATCGGAGGTTGGGTGTGGGAAATCGTATATATAGAAATGAATCCGGCGAAGGCCCAACCGGGGGGATGGGGGTGGGTAGGGGGAGCCCCACCCCCTCGTGCGCGCGACGCCTGCATGTGTGCCCGTGCGGACGCGCTTCCATACTCGTCGATCGGCATCCATCCGCGCGAAGGACTCGGCCTCGAATCCTTGCCCAATATGTTAACAAATAGTGCATTCTGATATGACGACCTTCTCCTTGAAGGTTACGATACCAACAATATCAACAACTTAGCTGTCGAGTTTGAGACTTCTGGAAATACGTGCCAGCATTTCGTCGTCAGAGAGTTCCTGGTAGTCGTCGTCCTTGTCGAGTGCCTTCGTGTCCCACAGCTTCACGTGCTTCATGGAGCCGAGAGCCTTGGCGGCGGCAACGCGGTCTGAATCCTTCTGGCCATCGCGCATCACGTCAACGAGCGCATCGATGACTTCACGTCTCACCAGGTCGGCATCATAGTATATCTGATGCCTCACAGCCGCCTTCAACGCTGCAATCCTTGCAGCCACGTGCGGCGTCTTCTCCAGTCTCGACGCCGCTGGCCCCGATGTCGTCCTCTCCATGTTCGAGCAGTCATAGCTGGCTTCGTAGGCCTCGATCTGCCGCTTCCCCTCAGAGCGCAACTGGCAGAACTTCTCCTGCTGTGCCGTCAGGCGCTTCGTCTTGCCATCGCTGGTCTTGTATGTGGCCGTCTTCGCCCGCGCCCTGCTGAGGGTATCGCTGTCCGGGTTCAGGTCTTCGTCCAGCTCTTCCGCGTATTCGGCCAGCTCTTCGTCCGTCATCGGCTCCTCTTCGACGGGGTCGTCCTTCTGCCCGGCGTGAGATTTAGTCTGCTTCGGCGGCTCCACGGACGCGATGCGCACAGGCACCGATGCCACCATCTCCACCACGTCGTCGGGAATGTCCTCCACCTCTGAAGCCCTTGTATCCTCGGCAGTTGGCGCATCCTCGGGCTTGCCGGCATCCTTCTCCTCGATCGGGTCGGCGGCGTGCTGCAGCACGGGCTCGGGTTCGATGGCGGCACTGTGGACTGGCGGGATCGGCTTGGCTCCTTTCCTGCTGTCGTTGAATGCCTTCTCGTATGCGGGCGTGGTCTCCCTCTCTGGTGACGGGGTGTTCTCTCCCATCTCCTTGAGCCTCTCCTTATTCGCTTGGGTGTTGGCTAGTAGTCTCTGCCTAAGATCGGACATCTGTCGCTCCTCCTCGCTCTGCTCGTCAGTGCGGGCTACGCCGTTGTGCCCGCATGCAGTTCCATGTCTGACCTTGCACGGACGATGCCGATCCTGGAATACCTGCGGTATCTGGGCGTGTGTGACCTGCTCGTTTCCGGGGCAGGATTTGCGGCTCATGCATTCCACTTGCAGCCGCGTCGGCGGGCTGTCGGAGGCTTGCAGGCCCACTCCGAAATCTTTTTCAAATTATTTTCGACCCCGAATCACCAGCACTATCGAGTCCTTGTCAATAGGTTTGGCGGTCACTCTGAATAATTCTTTGCAAACCCTCTTGTGGCCGACGAATCCTTGCCGCATCTTTTAATCATCGGCGGCACGGAATGGTCTTCGGATCCACTCAATAGCCCACACGGTCGAGACCGCCGACGGATCCTTCAGGATCACCTCTTGCTCCGGAGAAACGGGCTACGGAATGAGCGGCTCAGCCACTCGGTTATTTGACATCGTGAATAGATCCCTAGCGTCGATGACGCGAACGGACGGACACCAAGGTTCTCAAGGATTGGCCTGAGGCATCTACATCATTCGGATGTGGATACGGGCATGCCAACCGCCCACAACAAGGAGAGATACCATGACCACACCAAAGGCAACTGCATCCAAGCTGTTCCGCGTCCTCAAGAAGATCCACGCAGAGATTGTGGAGCTAAAGGAGGAAGGACTCCAGGAGATGCTCGCCGAACTGAACGAGGCCTTCGATGACAAGTCGGAGAAGTGGCAGGACAGCGAGAAGGGTGCGAAGTTCCGGGAGGACATCGACACCATTGAATACTTCGAGGAGATCCTCGGACAGATCGAGAGCGCCTGCATCGAGGGAGCTGAACAGCTTCAGTCCTGCGACATCGAGGCCGATCTATACGCATAACCAACCGCCTGATGATGACCGACTGGCCTCGGTCGAAACGCTCTCTATGAGGGCGTCGCGGTAGCCAACCAACGCCCGATCCCGCCGGGCCAGCAAAGGATACGAACATGAGCATCGAGAAGAAGAGACAGGCCGTAGCCGAGGGTTCCGTCGTTGCGTTCCGCAAGGGCAAGGAGGCCGTCTGGTATGTGGTCACCAGCACCATCGGAAAGTTCGGGATCGTCTACCGTGAGGAAGGCACGAGCAACGCCGAGCAGGTCATCGACCGCTGCTATATCGAACAGGTACGAGCCGCCTGACGAGTCCTTTGGCGAGGACGAAACCGGATCTCTTCGGAGGTTTGGTAGCGGTAGCCAACCACAGGGAGCGTTCCACTGACCGCCGTTCCCGGAAAGGATCATCATGATCAGCAGCAAGACATTCGCCCGCTACATGGAGCGGCATCACGCGGAGCCTTTCGAGGAGGAAGGCCTCGACTACACCTTTACGGTATGGACGGCGGGAGAGGACGAGGTAGGACAGGTGTCACACAGCCACCTCAACGGCTCCGTCGAATACCACCTGCGCGGACCGGCGCTTGCCGAGTTCGAGAAAAGCAGGGAGGCCGCAAGGCTGAACGGCTGGATCGGAGGTGTGGCATGACGGCGTCGTGGGCAACCATCAGTCACATGCGAAAGCTGGACGGACTGGCTTCCACTCCATCGTGGATGGGGAGCATCGCGATCGATCTCGAAGAGGACGGTCTCATGCGCTACTCAGACGGAGTGTGGTCTATCACCCTAGAGGGACACGAGTTCATCTTCCTCAATGAAGAGGGTGTTCTCCTTGAAGATGACGAGGCGTAGATGGGATCGCCGCTCCTCGCCTCAGGCTCGTCACTGCGGGAACGCTCCGCCATCGACGACTTCGCCGAAACATACGAAGGGCGGTATCTGGCCGACCTTCCGTCAACGACACACACCGCTTTCTACCGGATGCCGGAAAGGAACACGACATGGCCTTCGACTACGCAGCACACCTCAAGGCGGCCTACGACCACAGGGCCGCATGCGAATCCTTCGTCATCACTGGCGGGCCGGATCTCATCATGGCTCGTCAGCGTCTGGAGGAGATAGGCCACCTGCCGCGCGGGACATGGGGGTATCTCGAAGCCGAGAGCCTCCGCCGCAAGCTTCACGACTACAAGCAAGCCGTCTGAAGATGACGCTATGGCAAGCGTCGAAACCCTGAGGAAAGGCAGGGTCACGGTAGCCGGACAAACTGACTATCATCAACGCGAACCACAGGGAGAACCAACCATGGCTCAAGGCCGTGCCATCGACCATCAGCAGATCTTCATTAACGCGATCGACGAGGCCACTGGGCGCATCAAGCTCGCTGGCGGCGTTGTCCGCTTCAACGCTCTAACCTTCCCGGTCTTAATCATGCAGGCCTTCGACTGGAACGACGAGGCGGTCGCCAAAGGTGCCATCAACATGTCGGACGAGTTCCTGACCGAGGTCGTACTCCTTGAGGCGAACGCCACCGATGAGGAGCGCGAGATCTTCGGGCCGTTGGTTCCCATCGCAATCCGGGGGTTCCTCGCAAGGGAGGCAGCCGAACACAAGCGCAAGGCCACCCTGTTCGCAGAAGCCGCCCGCAAGAACCGCGACCGACGCCGCGTCTACCACAAGCATAAGTCCGGCCATGCGGCTGGAGATACGCCATGACCGACGCAGCCTTCGAGGCCCGGCGGCATCTCAGGGAGGTCAACCGCATCGCCTCCCTCGCAAGCCAGATGGCCACCGGCTACATCATCGGCCGGAACTACTCGGCCGACAGCGGATATCAGGCGGGACGGTGGACGAAAGCCGTGGCCGCCGCCAGGAAGCGATACCCCGCACTGATCAAGTCCTCGCCCCTCGATGCGCTCCGGCTCTTTGCGGACATCGTGTCGGCCGTGAACGCCATGCACGAGGCAAGGACTTCCAAGCGGGATCTCGGACAGACATTCTCAATGGATCACGAACACCGCCTGACCGGACGATAACTCCGGCCGGGTGGCCAGACATATAGGAGGAGGACATGAAGCTCGAACGATACAGGGACTTCGCCGCCCGCATGGGTGCGGAGGGGGAGGACAGGCCGGAGACGCGGCTGGTCGAGGACGCCCACAGGGGACGGAGCCGTGACTGGTTCCTGGTCTTCGTGAAAGGAAAGAACGGCGGCGTCGCGCTGGTCGACTGTTTGAGGGGCCGCCTTCCGGAGACTGGCAACAGCTTCAAGATACCGGCGGACACGACGAGGCTGGCACTGTCGCAGTACCTGCTGTCGGACACGGCGATGAAGGCGGCGCGGGAGATGCTCACGCCGGACAGCGAGGCCGACCTCGACATCTTCACCTTCGCCGTCGGACTGCATTCGCTGGAACGAAACGAGTACGGATCCGGTAACGGGGACTACGACACCAAGCCACCGTCGCTCGACGGCAGGCTCTGGCTCCGCATCCCGCGTGACCGGCGCATGGAGTTCGTCAAGGCGATGGCCATGGGGCTGCGACGCGGCATCCATCCCGACCAGACGACGGAGGAGATGCTGGCATGACCTCGACGACAGAATGGGTTAGAGACTGGTTCCGCAAGAACGGTCTGGCCAGCATGGACGAGGTCATCAGGGGGCTGCCGATGTGCGATCCCCTGGAAGTCGAGGCCGTCACCTACGCGCTGGTGGCGACGGCCCAGCTCGGGGAGAACGAGGACGGGGACTTCTATCCGTGGTCGCCGTCTCCGTTCCCGCCGGAGGACATGGAGATCATCAGGGCTGAAGGATTCCCTCCGGGGTTCATCCGCCTGTTCTGCGACCGCCATGGATGCGATCTCTACGAGGCCATGGAGCGTAACCAGAAGTATAGGTCCTTCATTAACCAGAAGTGGCAGGGGGAGTAGACAGTTGTCAACAATTGTATATGGTGAGCCTGCCAACCACGGAGACACGCCATGACCGCCATCGAATCCATCACCCTTCCTTACGACCTTCCCACCTTCGCAGGGGTCGACGCGGCGCATACGGCGGACTTCGGCATGCAGGCCTATGTCGGCGGCGTGTCGGCCTGCATCCATCACTCGCTCACAACCAACATGCCCGTCTGGCTCGACGTGTTCTGCGCCGACCAGGCGACGGCCGACGCCTTCCTCGCCCACGTGGCCGACAAGGACGTGCTGCCGAACGTCAGGATCCCCGCCTTCCGCCATCTCGACGGCGTGGACGCATACATCTGCGACGGCCGCATGATCTGGGCTTCCTGCCCGGCGCGCGCGGTCATCGAGGCGCTGGCCGAGGACGACACGTTCGACGAGGACGCGAAGCGGGAGACAGTCCGCTCCTACTTCGGTCTCGGCCACCCGGAACACGAGCTCCACCACTACGCCGGGTTCTTCGCAATGGGGGAAGAACTGGCGCGGCTTCTCAAGGTCACGAGATAAGTCCAGCCATGTAGCCAGACTTATGGATTGTCACTTGCAAGGCCGGATCGAATTATCAACTGGCCAACACAAGGAGAGCCATCATGGGTCGCACATCCAATCGCATCATATCCGAGTTCTCGCGCAAGCAGGGCGAACGCGTCAAGGCCATCGGCAAGCAGCCTGAGAACGGCGGCCTCGGTGGCAACCACTCCGTCACCACCTACTTCCTGTCCCGCGTCCTCTACCGCGTCGCCATGGCGGGCGGAGACAGCTACGCTCTGAAGGGCGGCATGCTCCACTACATGCGCGACGGCCTCGGCGGCTGCCGCCCCACATCCGACATCGACCTGCACGCCCACGACGAGGAGCTGGCCGGCGAGATCGACTACACGATCCGGGAGATGCTGACGGCCACAGTCTACGACGACAACGGAGAGGTCGACGACGGCATCTGGATCGACAGCGTCATCCCGGAAGGACTCGCGCACTCGGGAGGAGAAGGCCGTCGGTTCGTCATCAAGGGCGGCGTCGGCGAGACCGAGGTCTCCGTCAAGATCGACGTGGGATTCGGGGGCGTGAAGCCAAAGGACATGGCCTACAAGGCCGTGCCACTGATCGCGAAGAACGTGCCGACCGCCGAGATGCCGTGCTTCCCCGACTGGTACGTGGTGTCCGAAAAGCTACACGCCATCGAGCAGCATGGTGCCGAGAACACCCGCGTCCGCGACTACTGGGATCTCCGCAAGTTCGCCCGCATGATCGAGGAAGGCACGCTCGACAGACAGAAGGTCATCGAGGCCATCGTCTTCACATACGGGGATCGCGACACCGAGATCGACGCGGATCCCTTCGGACTGCGCGCTGAGTTCGCAGACGAGTTCCGCGAGAAGACGTGGAGGAACTGGCACAACTCCCGCAACTGGAAGCAGGAGGGCACCCTCGAGCAGTGCGTCCTCGACATCCAGGAGATCTACCGCGAACTCCTGTGGGAGGCACGTCTCCTCATCGAGGACAGGCTTGCCGACGCTCAGGCCTACGGGTATCCCGTCTACCGTCCCTGATTACTATCATCATTCCCCATAGCCCCCTTGGTTCATTCCTTGGGGGCTTTTTGCGTTCCGGAGATTGTCGCTCCTCCTCGTGCCTCGTCAGTGCGAAGGACTCATAACTCCGGCCACGTAGCCAATCTTTGCCTTGTTCCAGGATTCGCCGGCACACATGATGGGTGTACGCCAAGCTAACAAGGATTCATCATGATCGACACGCTCTCCCAGTCCAGCATCAAGCCTTCGACCGTCGCCGAGATCATCGCCGCCGTCGTCGATCGCAACATGCGTCTCGCAGACGTCGGTTCCGGCAAGGAGCCGCTCACGCCCTACATCGTCGGCGACCCCGGCATCGCCAAGACTTCCGTCGTCCGGAAGGTGGGCCACACCATGGGGCTGGAAGTCCGCACGCTCATCACGGCGCAGTACGATCCGGCCGTTCTCGGCGGCTTCCCGATCGTGTCCGCGGACAAGGGTACGGTCAGGCGCGCACGTGCGGAGGAACTGCCATGGGAAGGACGCGGGATCCTGTTCCTCGACGAGCTGCCGCAGGCATCTCTGGCCGTCCAGAACATCGTGGCGCAGCTCATCCAGGAGCATCGCATCGGCCCGACGGTCATCCCTCCGACGTGGTCCATCATCGCCGCAGGCAACAAGCCGTCCAACCGTGCAGGCACCACCACGATCCCCTCCCATCTCCGGGGCAGGCTCATGTTCCTCTACATGGAGCCGGACATCGACGAGTGGCTGGAATACGCCGTGGAGGCGGATGTCGCCGCGGAGATCGTCGGCTACCTCAGGTACCGCAAGGACTTCTTCCACAAGTTCGAGACCACCGCCGACGGTCAGCGCAACCCGCGTAGCTGGGAGAAGTCCAGCGAGATCATCGCTCTCAGGCTGTCTCCGCTGGCCGAGCAGGCGGCTCTGACGGGTGTTCTTGGTGTTGCTGGCGGCGGAGATCTTGCGGGCTTCCTCCGGCTCTACAGGGAGCTTCCGTCGATCGAGGAGATCCTGTCGAACCCGCGCGGTGCCAGACTGCCCGTCCAGCCTCAGGTGGCATACGCCTGCGCGGCCGCTCTCGCCCGTGCCGTTGACGCAGGCAACATCGACCGGGCGATCACGTATCTGGACCGCATCGGCAAGAACGACATCAAGACCTTCGCCCTGAACGACGCGCTCCTGCGCAATCCGGGAACCGTGCAGAACAAGGCGATGGCCGAGTGGATCATGAACTACCGCAAGCAGAGGAGCGTCGCATGAGGATCCGTTTCGTATTCGCCGCAGGGGTGATGCTCCTGCTCGCCGCCTGCCAGAGCAACAACCAGTACAGCGATCCGATCGTCATCGAGGCGATCAGGCTACAGAACGAGGGGAAATGAACATGTACGACCACGAAGACAAGAAGACCATCGACATCGAAGACTACATCGTAGCGGCCGGCACCAGCGACACGCCCGTCGCCGACATGCCTGTGGCATTCGAGGAAGCCGCCGAAGTGAAGGACGACGATGGCAACCTGCACAGGACGTCGCTTCTGATCTCGGTCAAGTTCTCGGCATGGAAGGGCGAGCGCGTCGACCGTCCGGCCTCCGACGAGATCGTCCGGCAGAGCAAGGCCGAATCCAAGTCGGCCCGCGTCGTCAAGTCGCTGGTGTCGAAGGAATACCTCACCGACATCAATGCGTCGATGAAGTCGCTCAAGACCATCTGGCACCTCCAGACGCTCCCCTGGATGGATTCGGGCCAGCGCATCATTCCGGCGACGAAGTTCCCCAAGTTCATGGACGCGGCCCTGCCGATCATCAACCAGTTCGACCAGGCCGCCGACAAGTTCGCATCGGAGTATCCGGATCTCCTGTCGAAAGCGGAGGCCCGTCTCGGATCCCTATACCGCGCCGAGGACTATCCGGACGTGGCCAGCGTGCGCGCTCTCTTCGCCGTGACGATCCGTCCGTCTCCCGTGCCGCACTATGACGACTGGCGCGTCGACCTTCCGAACGAACAGATCGAGGCCATCAAGCTTCTGACGAGGAAGTCCACGGCCGAGGCATGCGCCCAGGCGACACGCGTGCTGGCACTGCGTCTCTACAAGCTCGTCCACCAGTTCCACGACAGGATCGACGCGTTCGACAAGGGCGAGACCGAACGCCTGCGCTCCCAGCTCACGGATGCGATCGGCGATCTCGCAGGCAGGGCCGACGACTACAACTTCGAGGGCAACCATGAGCTGGCCGGGATCATCTCGGACATGAAGAACCAGCTTGCCGTGCCGACCAAGGGACTCGTCCGCAACGAGGAGGCCCGCGCCGTGGTGAAGAGCAACGCCGAGAACTTGATGGGCAGGCTGCGTGGTCTCGGTCTCTCGAAGGATTCGTCCGATGAGTGATGCGGCGGCACGTGGCGTCGAGGCGGCGATGACGGGGCTGATGAACACACAGCCCTTCTTCGCCTCGGTGCTTCACACGATGGAGGTCTCCGTCGAGGACAGCCTGCCGACGTCCACTATCATCGTCGACGGGGAGCGGGTGTTCATTCATCCGCGCTTCGTTCTCGAGCACACCGAGAAGGAGCTTCAGGCCGTGCTGGCGAAAGAGGCTATGCACGTGGTCTACAAGCACCACCTGAGGCGTGGCGACAGGGATGCGCGCATCTGGAACCTCGCCGCCTCATACGTGGCCATTCCGCTCGTCCTGGAGTGTGGTCTCTATCCGCCGCGTGGATACCTTCACGACAAGGATTTCGAGAACCTGTCCGTCGAGGAGGTCTACGAAATCCTGAAGGAAGACCTCGAAGACGACGAGGAGGAGATCGAACAGCAATTCGGCCGCGCCGCCGAGACCGGAGGCATCGTCATCGACCCGGAGGACGCGTCGAAGGCTTCCGGCCAGGGGCAGATGCAACTGGAGGCCGACGTCCGCTTCGCCATGGCCCAGGCATCCCAGCAGGGCAAGCTTCCGGGATCTCTGAAGAGAAAGCTCGATGCGGGGCTGGAGAGGGCCGTACAGTGGCAGGAGCTGCTTTTGCATGAACTCACCCGTCACGGAGCCTTGGACTGGTCCTACGCCCGTCCCAGCCTGTTTGCGCCACCAGATGTGATCCTTCCCACCACGCATGGCATGCAGGCAGGCGTGGTCGTCATCGCCGGGGACACTTCGGGGTCGCTTTCGGTCGAGCAGCTCATGGACCAGATCGCCGAGACGAACGCCATCATCGAACAGGCTCGGCCGTCGCTCGTCTGGCTCGTCCAGTGCGACGAACACGTACAGCATGCCGAAGTCCTCGATGGGCCGATCCCCGGACTGCAGGTGGCCGGCGGCGGCGGCACGCGGTTCCAGCCCGTGTTCGACTGGATCGAGGAGATGGAGGTCAATCCCGACGTCCTCATCTACATGACCGACTGCGAAGGCCCGGCTCCGTTCGAACCGGACTATCCGGTGATCTGGCTGTCGTGTTCCCGGAAGAGCGGGCCGTTCGGGACTACCATCCATACCAACAGTCCCAACTGAACTCGCTCCTCCTCGTGCCTCGTCAGTGCGAAGAATCGTTAACCTCGGATGCGTCGGCCGCTTGACGGTTGCATGGCGCACCGTTAACGTCCAATCAGCACTGGGGAGCATGGCCCCGGCAGCGGTCTCGCGGAAGCTGAGACATCCTTTCTTCCTTGGTTGGCGCTTTAGAAGAAAGCACCCCGTTCTCGAAAGAGGCGGGGTGTTCTGCTTTTATGGCTCCGCTATCATCAAGGCACGTGTCGCAAATGCCGAATTCGTGGCCACTGAATGGGTTCTGACCGTCCATCCGGTGTTCGACACGTCAATAGTTCTTCGACGCACTGTATGGCCTGTTTCTGACGGTTATCCGTATTTCCCTTCATGTTCGACGACTCCAGTCAGGATGCACGCTCGTCTGTTTGCCGTCCGTTTCTATTAAGATTCAAGGACATACGTGATTATCTACTTCCACTACCCTTCTGTCCTCCGCCTCCCTGCTCGCTCTGAGTCAGATTCCGAATCCGAGTCTCCAACAGGAGGCAGGTGGGGGGGGCAGGTGGGCAGGTGGGCAGGTGGGTAGTGGAAGTAGATAATCACGTACATAACTGTAACTGTTATATAATCCTCGACACGAGTCCTATGTTGGAAGCACTGTTGAAGGATTCGATTGTAGCCGGCGCTTGCGGCTGGCAGAAACGTGTCTCACTATCTGGATGTCACCGCCGCGTTTGCCGACGCGAGTGACGCTTAGAAAGGACACATCATGAAAGCCAATCCCCTGCATCACACATGCACGTGGTTCGACAGCGAACTCCGTGACCGCGCACTTTGCTTCGACTGGGACGTTGACCCGGACACCGTCGAGCAGCTTGTGCCATTTCCTCCTTACAGGACGACGAAGGGCCGCAACACGATGGCCGCCGTCATCTCGGATGCGATTATCTCCTCGAAGATGCACCCAGGAATCCGCACGTCGTACTCCCGCAACAACAACTGGAATGCCGAAAAGTCCCGCTACTACGGGAAGGATCTGGCGCTGACCACGGTTCCCGAGATCGTCGATCGTCTCGTGGACAGCGGAGTCCTTGTCGAGCACGACAAGCGCCCTCCGACGCCGTTCGCCACCGGAATCCAGTCTTCATTCCTCCCGTCCGAACACCTGAAGGACATCGAGCTTCAGGCCGTACGGCGTCGACGCAACGAGCTGATCCGCCTCAAGGACAAGGAAGGCGGATACATCGACTACAAGGACACGGAGCGCACGGAGCGTGACCGCAGGTTCGTGACGAAGATCAATCGAATCCTTGAGGAAGCCGACATCGAGCTGAACTCTCCGAATGGTATCCAGGAAGGAGACCTGATCCGGTTCTCCGAGCATTCCGTCATCGCGGCTGACAAGTCCCTCTACCGGGTCTATAACCGCGGCGTATGGACGATGGGCGGAAGGTTCTACGGAGGCTTCTGGCAGGGTGTCAGCAAGAAGGACAGGGCGTTCTTCTGCATCAACGGCCAGTCTGTCGCCGAGGAGGACTACAGTCAGATCCATCCGTCCATGCTGTATGCCATGGCAGGAGCCACGAAGGACGGAGACGCCTACGATATCCCCGGCTGGGATCGCGACCTCTGTAAGAAGGCGTTCAACATCCTCATCAACGCCAACGGCTGGACTCAGTGCCACAATGCGCTGATGTACAAGGGCATGGACTACGACGAGGCGGCCGCCTTCATCGAGGCGGTCAAGGCCAAGCACCCGAAGATCCGGGAATACTTTCACAGCGGACTCGGCATCGAACTCCAGAACTTCGACTCGGCGATGTGCCGGATCGTGCTTGACGAGATGAGCATCAAGCGCAAGATCGTGTGCCTCCCCATCCACGATTCCTTCATCGTCCCTGAGGACTGCCGTGACGAACTGGTCGAAGTGATGCAGATGGCCTGGAGCAAGGTGATGCCGACGCTGGCAAATCACTGAAACTGAAACGGCCTCGGGGGAAAGGACTCACCCCGAGGCCGTTAAATTAGGTTCTCCAACCTCTTCATCCCTACCGGACGGGCCGTTTCACCGTGAGGCTATTGGCAGGGACGAAGGTTTGCCGTCCTTCATCCATAATGAATTGATACAGGTGTGACATGTATTTGTCAACAGCCGACGGCTCGGCCATCTGGGTTGATAAACCTTATAAAACAATAACTTATATCAATGTCAACTTACTATTTGGCTCGTGATGCAAGAATCACCCGTGCATCTCGACCTCGACAGTCACGCACTGGAGATGCGCAAGCCCACGCTCGGCCAGTCTCCTGCGCTTCGCCTCCTTGCCTTCCTGCTCGAGCATGAGCATCTTCTCGCGGTTGTTGGCGATGTACTCGTGATCCTTCTTCAGGAGCTTCAGTCCGTGCTGGACGCGGTACTCGATGCGGATGTCGCGGTTGCGCTCGCGCTCGGCCTCGCAGACGTCCCATTCGCGGAGCATGTCCTGGAGAACGCCGGCCAGTCTCTTCGCCTCATCCGGGTCTGCGGTGATGATCGTCTCGAAGAACTTCTTCACCGGGATCTCCTCGACCTCGGCGCAGTGGCAGAGCGTCTGGAACTCCTCGGACTTCAGCCATCGCCGAACCTTCGCCTGTCCGAAGTTGTCCTCCGGCTTGTGGTAGGCCTCAATGGCCGCCTCGCTTGCCTCGATGTACAGTTCCCCCAGAACCGCCCGGAATAGTCTCGCATCGTACGATGCATCTCGGTCTGTCTCGATCGATGGATTTTGCGTAGTGCTTCTCTGTGATTGCGCGGTCATTGACGTAGATCCTCCCCTGCAAGGCGTCTTCCACCAGACTTCCGTCCAGATCGGGCCTTCTCGATGCGTAGTAGATGAACAGATACAGCCGGAGCTCGCCCTCCAGCATCTCACCCAGCACAGGGCACTGGCGCTCGAACGTCTTCAGATAGTCCAGGGCTTTCTGCGACTTGATCGACCTGACCCGGCCGTTCGCCGCCGGCACGATCCGCCGGCTGTTTGCCTTCGAGCATGGCTCGCCGAGGATCTCGAACTGAACCCAGCGGGTTCCGTCCTCCTCGAATCCTTCCTCCAGCTCAGCCTGTTTAATCGCCATTACCCTGCTGTTAACCTTCAAGCGTCAACAGGATTGCTATTCCAATCCTTGCCAACAGTTGCCGTGAGTCCTTCGGAAGCCTTGATTCACACATGCTCCACACCGATGATTGTATCCGCCGACAAGGGAAGGAACCAAACCCCATGCATTTCACCAACAAACTGGGCCTCCCGGATGCCATCGTGAACGCCGTCACCAACGACGAGTATTCGCGCGGCAACTCCGACGCGAGTGTCACCCAGCTCATCGGCAGCCCGCGCCAGAGCGTGCTGTTCCGCAGACACCACGAGCAGATCGAGGTCGACGTCTCCGAGCGCTTCTGGGCGCTCTGGGGAAAGACGATCCATACACTCCTGGAGGACAAGGCCGCCGGCGACGAGACGGTCGCCACCGAGCAGAGACTGTTCACGAGGATCGACGGATGGAACATCTCGGGCCAGTTCGACTGGCTGAAGTGGGACGGGCCGGAACTGTCGCTCAAGGATTACAAGCTCTGCACCGCATACGCCGCCATGTCGGAGAAGTCGGAATGGGAGAACCAGCTCAACATGCTGGCCTGGCTCATCGAGACTGTGGCCAACGAAGCCGATGAGGATGGCGTTCTTCCCGATGAACCTTTCTGCGTGGAAGACATCGGCATCGTCGCCCTGATACGTGACTGGTCGAGGGCCGCCGCCGACAAGGATCCCGACTATCCCCAGTCTCCGATCCTCCAGCTACCGCAGAGACTATGGCCATACGAGGAGCGCGAGGCCTACGTTCGGGAGCGTGTCCGGCTTCACCGAGAAGCGAGGACGCACAGGATGCGCGGCGACGAGCTGGCACCCTGCACCGACGAGGAACGATGGATCAAGCCTCAGGACTGGGCCGCGATGAAGCCCGGAGCCAAGCGCGCCTCCCGCGTCTTCCAGACCGAGGAGGACGCCGTCGAATACGCAAAGACCAAGCCGGAGCTGGAGGTCGTCCGCCGGAAATCAGAACCAACCAAGTGCAAGCTCTACTGCTCGGTGTCGTCGTTCTGCGACCAGTACCAGCGGGAGCTACTATCATCAGCGGAGGTGTCCGAATGAACAAGACCTTCAGACTGCGTTCCGAGGCCTACATGGCCCATGTGAGGACTTTTCCGTGTCTGGTATGCGGAGACGTGTCGGAAGCCCACCATCTGCTCCGCACGCCCGATGGAAGGGGCATGGGCATGAAGTCCGGCGACCAGTGGTGCGTGCCACTCTGCCACGAGCACCACATGGAGCTTCACAATCTCGGAGCCGAGCCGCTCTATTTTACCCTCAAGGGAGTCGAGGATCCCGTCACATGGGCGCGATGCTGCTACGCCGCATGGGAGATGCTCCATGGCGAGTGACATCCGCAGGATCGCCATCGTCACCGAGGCGACACTCACGCAGATGAAGCAGAACACGCTCGGCATCGCCGCCTGCGTTCGCATCCCCGGACACCGCGTCCCGCTCGATCTTCTGGCCGCCCAGACGGGCACCCGGTTCCAGACATCGTGGTCGTCGATCGACGAGCCGGAGAAGGCGGTCTCCATCGAAGCCGCGATCCAGGGGTTCAAGCGGAACTCCGCGGGCGTGGCCGTGACCCTGAAGCTCCATCCCGACGACACCCCGCCGGAACTATTCACGACGGCCGGCTCCTCCAGATGGCTGATCGCCTGGATACAGCTCGGAGACGCCGACGAGCCAGTCGAGGGAGAGATCGCATCGGCAGGACGCCGTGCAGAATCATCTGCCAGAGGACTCGTCCGGCATCCCGACTTCCAGTCCTGGTGCTCAAGGACTTACGGCGTTAGCGCAGACGAGGAAGGAGCCACGCAGGCCGTGCTTGAGTCCTGCGGTGTTGAAGGACTCGACGAGATATCCATGAACCACCGCGCCACCCGCCTTCTCGAAGAGGTCCGGGAAGAATTCGTTAAGGACTGGAATCGATCATGAGTCCTACAAAACCCGACCGAATCCTTCAAAAGCCTATTGCGCCGATCGAGTCCTTGGGTTAACGATGGATTAACAAAGATTTGACTTGAAGGATTCAACGACAATGATCGTATTCGGAACCGAGTATTGGAGCGTCACCGACATCGCCAGGCAGTGCGGCGACGTGCACCGAGACACCGTCTACCACTGGATGAAGACGAGGGTCTTTCCTCCGGCCCGCCTGAAACAGGGCAAGTCCCGATACTGGGATCCGAAGGAGATCATCGAATTCTACAGGATCGAATTCGTCGAGCCATTGCAGAGGGCAGCATGACCACCACCGTCGTCTACGTTCTTCTCATCCTCACCTGCACCCAGCCGGACGCCGACACCAAGACCTGCACGCAGAAGCGCCAGGTCTTCCCCGTCGAAGCCCAGTGCCAGGACATGATGCAGAGGATCGGAAGTGCGTTGACGGCGGATGCGATGAAGCCCGGCACGGTGATGATGATGGAATGCCGCCAGGGCGCGGCGACAACAACAGAGGGAGCATCCAAGTGAAGGACTCGAACGACTATCTCGGCCGCATGGCCACCAGACTTCAGAACCGCCTCATCGAGATCGCCGGCGACAACCGCGGCGAGTTCCGCGACTTCGAGCCGGGCACCGCGAAGATCCGCTGCGATCTGGCGCTCACCATGAACGAGGAGCACGACGGATATCTTCTCGACGCCTTCGTCGAGAGGTTCCGCGAGGAAGTATCCGACCGCGCTTTCTCCGGCCCAGTCCGCTGGTGGCGGCTTCCGACCGTCGAGATCGGTAAACTCCCGGAAATGGACGATGAGTTCAGCCTGTTCGAATCCGAGAACATCGAGGATCACGACTTCCAGATGTGGTTCCCCTGGTCTCCGCGCACCCTCGTCGTGCGCTTCACCGTAGAGGCCTGACATGTTCAACATCGGCCCGTGGAAACCAGAGGAAGTCCAGAGAGCGAGAGAGCTCTACATCGCTGGCATGACCCTCGACAATATCACCAAGCATCTTCCGGGCCGATCCGCCAACGCCGTCGGCTCCAAGCTGTTCAAGCTCGGCATGACCGGACTGGCCGCCAAGGGTAAGGCCGCCGTGCAGAAAAGCGCAGTCGCCGAAGCCCCTCCCGAGAACTTCGTGGAATGGACGCGCAGGCAGGAAGCCGCACTCATCGAGCTGTGGTACCAGAACGCGCCGCTCTCCCGGATCGTCGAGAAGACGAAGCACACCGAGGAGCAGATCGGAGACTACGTGAAGCGCATGGGCGTCCACGACAGGAACTCCCCGACGTTCAAGGCGGACTCCCGCGGCAAGCGTCTCCGGGTGTGCATGACCTGCCAGCAGGTCTTCATGTCGTCCGGGGCTGGTAACCGTCTCTGCGGATGCGTCGACACCGGAGGGTATCACGACACCACGGGAGCTGGCCGCAAGACAGGCGGAATGGCACATTCCAAGTGAGGACAAAACCCGCCGGCGATTTGACAGTCTCGGCGGGTTAATACATGGTTAACGAGTAGACAGAATTCTACTCTCTGATTCACGCCAACCGGATCCAAGGAATACATACATGGACATCAACATCGAGATCAAGGGCGACCGCCCGCACCACGACCCCATTCCGGGCGTGAAGATCGTCTGGTCAAAGAAGAGCCAGAAGTTCTACTACTACGACCAGGCCACCAACAAGCCGATCACCGGATCCCCGGACACGTGGGAGTTCCGCGCGGCCATGAAGACGGCGGCGTCGACCACGGTCAAGGAGATGATCGACCAGTACCGCCTGAGCACCGACTACAGGAAGCTGAAGTCGTCGAGCAAGATCACAAAGGACAGGGAGCTCATGCTCATCGAGGAGCGGTTCGGCGAGCGTCCGATCGACAGTGTCACGCGCTCCGACATCAACCAGGTCTACGACATCGAGCTGGGAGACCGTCCCGGTAGAATGGTCTCCTTCCTTGCCGCCGCCAAGGCTGTCTGGAACCACGCCATCGTCAACGAGAAGACTATCATCAACCCGTGCAACACCTTCAAGCGTCCGAACCTCGGAAGCCTCAAGGCATGGCCGGAACATCTCATCCAGCCCGCGCTCGACAGCCTGCCCGAACATATGCGCGACATGTGCGTGCTGGCTCTATACACCGGACAGCGCTACTCGGATCTACGCGCCATGCTGTGGACTGACTTCGACCCCAAGGCGCGAACGATCAAGGTCGTACAGGAGAAGCTGTTCAAGGAAGGCGAGGACGAGGGAGACAAGGTTCTTGAGATTCCATGCCACGACAAGCTCTACTCTTACCTGATGAAGATGCCCCGGAAAGGCCCGTATATCTGCATGACAAGCACATGCAAGCAGTGGCCCCAGAACGGCCAGTTCGCTGGCAACCTGAACCGACTGTTCTCGAAGACGGCGATGAAGGGCTACTCGATCCACGGACTGCGCAAGACCGCCGCCAAGCGTCTCGCCGACGTCGGCTGCTCGGCCCACCAGATCATGTCGATCACCGGCCACTCGACCCTCGCCGAGGTTCAGCGCTACACCCGCGGCTTCAGCCAGAAGAAGGCGTCGCAGGAAGCCATGTCGATGCTCCAGGGCAAGCAGCACCAGGACATCGTCGAGGCGCTCCCGAAGAACCTGTTCGAGCGCAAGGCGGCCCTTCTGGCACTTCTAGCGGAAGTTGAATCCGCAGAGGCCGAGCAGGGTGAATACGAAGTCCCGCTCGAAACTGTCAGAGAGCTGATTTGATTGGGTTTTCCGGGTTTTCCAAAAATGTTGCCGAGGTTCGGAAAAACTGGAAAAAATCGGAAAACTAAGTGGACAACCCCTTGATTTCATTGGATCACTAATGTTCTTCATGAACGTAACTTCTGTAATGAAATCAACCACTTAGAATTTTGGGTTTGTCGGGGTTTGTCGGAGCATGTAGGCTGACAGGGAAAACTAGGAAAACTTCTACTAAAACTTGTCTCCCGGAGATTGACTTCGGGAGACCCAGACATAACCTTCCGCCGTGTCAGGAGACGTGGAATGAGCATCGAAGCACAGCACATCTGGTCGGCGATCGACGACGTTGCGGAACGGAATCACGTGTCAGTCAGAGAGCTGGCGACCCGTGCCGGGCTTCACTACACGGCCCTCTACAAGCGCAAGAAAGGTGACGAGGACAGGTGGCCGACGAGCCATACTCTCGCCGCCACCCTGTCCGCCGCAGGTGTCTCGTTCGCCGAGTTCGGGGCCATCGTGGACACTATTTCGCGGCAGCCTTCTTCTCCCGCTTCATCTCAGAGATAGCCTTGTTGCCCTCCTCGATCAGCTCCTGCTGGGCCTTCTTGTAGTCGCGGATCGCGGCTTCCTTCTCCGCCTTCGGAACACCATCGTCATCCTCCATCTGGCGGATGGCGCGGTTGATGTCCGAACGCTCCTTGTCGAGAGACGCGAGGTAGGGCGCTACCGAGAGCTCCGATCCGTACTTCTTCTCAAGTCTGTCCATCTGGTCGTAGTCGCTGTTCTTGGCGGCCGCCCTGTACTCCTCGAAGGCGTACATGACATCGTCGCGGTTGCCGTAATACTGGCGCGTCTTAGCATCCTTGTCGTTGGCCGTATAGAAGCGCTTCAGGGCCAGCGTCTTGTTCGGGTTCCACTCGTTGTCCTCGCCGGATCCGAAGACCATCGACCCCGTGCGGATGGCGTCCATGACCGACGTGCCAAGGCCACCCGTCAGCGACTTGTAGACGTACTCCATCTGGGCTGGGCTGACATCGACGGCACCCGGACGGATCGCGCTTCCGCCCGTCTCCTCGTTCAGCCATTTCGACAGACCGATGAACGGAGCCGACGTCGCGTTCCAGTAGCGGGCTGAGTTCGGAACCTCGAGGTTCGACGCACCCTTCTTGTCCGGCACGATCTGTCGGCCGGCGAAGTCCTCATTGGATGCGAGATCGATCGGAGCATCGAGGATCGTCGGCGCGAACGTGTTCAGGTCGAAGAAGTCCTGGGCCGCGCCGAGCGGATAGAGCGACTTGCCCATGTTCGACAGCGTGTTGCCGGAAGCAGACCAGGCATCCTTCTTGCCGAGCGCGACCTCCGCGGCGTTGCGGCCGAGGTTCATGATCGAATCGAGACCAGCCGGAAGCGACAGGGTGAAGTTGCCGCCCTTCGTCAGGCCGAGCGTCGGGATCACCCACGTCTTCTCCTTCACGTAGTCGGGAAGGTTGTCGTAGAGTAGCTCGTCGTTCTCGTCGCGCTCTCCGGCGAACTCCTGGAAGAACACCTGCGCGGCTCCCATCATCGCCATCGTCGCGATCGACTTGCGAACCTTCGGCGAGCGGGCGGCCGCATTGAAGAGCGCCATGTTGCCCTGGACCGCGGCGTTGTAGAACAGATAGAAGGTGTTGATGATCTCCTTCTTCGTTCCGCCAGCCGAGAAGTTGACGGTGATGTTCAGCGCCGCCTGGGCCGCACGCTCCGGGGAGTAGCCCTGTTCCTTGAGCGCCTTGAACGTGGCCACGCGGGTCATGTCCTCGAACGACTGGGAAGCCGCCTCAAGCAGGTTGAGCGGAGCCTCCAGCATCTTGCCGATCTGGGCGCGCGTCTTCGGCTGACCGTCAGCAAGGGAGTTCATCTCCCGGATCATGCGGTCGGTAAAGTATTCGCCCGAACGCAGACCCATCGTCGACGTGGTGCCGCCGAGACGCTTCAGTTCTAGGTAGTCCGGGGAGGCGTAGAGGTCGAAGTTCTTCTTGCCGCCGTAGGAAGTCTTGATCGTGTTGGCCAGCGCCGGGAGGAGGTTCTTGGCGATCTTCAGACCCGTGCCCTTCTTATACTGGCCGGAGTTGACGAGCGCGGTCTGGATGTCCTTAGCGGGGTTGTTCAGGATGAAGTTACCGTTGTATGTCGTGGCCAGCGTTCCGAGCAGGCGGCGGTAGGCCCGCAGACCGCGCAGGAAATACCCGGCCTGCTGCGGGTCGCGCAGGATCATCTGCTTTAGCTCAGATGCCACGGCAGGATCCTTGACGCGAACGGCAACCTCGCGGCCGCCGATCTTGGCGGTCACGATGTCTGATGCATCCTTCCAGCGGCTGTCGGTCTGCACCTTGGTCTTGCCATCGGAACCGACGCTCTTCTTCTTGTCGCCCTCAGTGACGATCTCGGCGAAGTCCGAGATGGGACGCGTGGCCGAGTTCATCTTGTCGTTGTTGGCGTTCAGGCGAACCATGTCATAGAGAGCCGTCGAGACGCTGTTGCGCTCGGCACGCGATAGCGTCCTCAGATGTGCCGAGATCATGTTCGGGATGATGTTGGCCGCAAGGGATTCACGTCCGGCCGCCTGCTTGCCTTCACGCCCCTTGATCGAGAACCCGCGCTCGGAAACGAACGATCCATTGAAGACGTCGCTGTCGGTCTCCTCGGCGAGGTTCTTCTGGTCGAGGAAGTCCTGGAGAGGCACGTGGTTGGGGCCGAAACCGGGATGATCATGGATCTCCTGGCTGATGAGGCCGCTCTCGAGCTGGGTCTTCTTCATGTCCTTGACGATGGCATAGGCAGCATCGGCGGCGTTGTCGAATCGCTTCTTGGTGCCAGGCCCCATGGACTCCACGGCCTTCAGGATCGCGTCGGCTTCCGCGTCCGTCATTCCGGATCCGTCGCGGTTGGCGGTACCGTCCTCACGCTGCTTGTCGGTGAAGCGGGTCTCGTAGATGGCCTTGTTTCTATCCTTCGCCGCGCGGGCATAGAGGTAGGCTTCCAGACCAAGGACGTTCTTCTTGGTTGGATTGTCTGCCGTCTGAAGGAACAGGTCAGCCGCGCCGCCCTTGCCGTTCGCCATGCGGAGCTTCTCGAACTCGGCGTTCGACATCTTGATGTTGGCCGCACGCTCCAGCAGGGGAATGAACAGCTTTTGCTCGGCGATGCGCTCGCGCTCGGAGATTCGGTTAGCGTGCATCTCGGCCTGATATGCGACGTCCGTGTCGGGCGTGATGTATCCTCCGGCCTTCTTCACCGCGTCCTGGAACTTTCCGAGCGACCACTTGTCGTTCACCCACTCGCGACCGACGTTAGCCAGAACGTTGGAGAAGTCCTCCTTACGTGCGGCAACCCCCTTCTTCTTCACGAATGGGAGTCTGTCCATGACATTGGCATAGGCCGAGCCGAGGGTGTTCTCCAGGACACGTGCCGTTGCGGCATATTCGGGGACGAAGTCGTGTCGTGCACGCACCTCGATCGGTGTCTCTGGGATGCGCTTCTTGCCAGCCTTGTCCCACGCGAAGCGCTCGAGTTCGTTGAGCGACATCTTCGGGGTGTCGACGGGCGTGCCTTCTCCCTTCACGGAATCCGTGTCGGAATCAGCATTCTCGTCCGCATTAGTCTTTGAGGCTCTCTTCTCCGGAACGACGCGCTCGCCGCCGGAACGCTCGCCAAGCCTTCCTTCCGAGAAGTCCTTCAGGATCTCGTTGGCATACTGAGTTCCGCGCTGATCCTTGCCGATGTTCCTCAGCCAGTTCCAGACACGGCGCAGGGCACCCTTGGCTTCCGGAGTCGCGGTCGTGATGTCGCCGCTCTCGTCGAGCTTAATGAACGAATCCGCCATCATGCTGGCAGCCGCTTCCTCCCGGATGCGGGCCTCGCTCCATCCATTGCCTTCCGCACGGCGGCGGGCGAGCTGGTCATAGGTGTAGTCGCGGTCGCCGACCTTGCGCTTCCTGGTCTCCTCGAGCAGTACGTTCTGGTCGTTCGCGTGGATGTCGTTCCACAGCATGTGCGCCGCTTCTTCCGCGGTGGTGCGCTCGATACCAACCTTCCTTCCTTCGGAGTCCGAAAGATGCGCGGCATGACTGACCTCGAGCAGACTGTCGGTCGCACGGCTGGTGTCGGCCGAACGCTCGACACGTCCCTTGGTCACGCCGTCGGACGGGCCTTCGACGAACGGCTTGAATTCCGACTGGAGGTTCTTCAGGCCCAGCTTGCCGAGGGTCGCGTCGAAACGCTCGCGGGCGTCCTGATAGGAGGGATCATCCTCGAAACGCTGGGCGCGGGTCTTGGGCTTCTCCGGCACCTTCTTGGCGGTGTCACCGATAGGAGACTTTGGTTCCGCTTCCGCACGTCTGGCGGCACGGCGATCAAGCTCCGCCTGGATCTTTGGAGAATACTGCTGGGCCGCCGGCTGCCTCGTGGCGAGATCCGCCTCCGCTTCCTGACGGGTGGCGAAGGTCGATACGGCGCGTTCGGCCGTGCGGTTGCCACTATCATCAAGGGCGCGCTCCATGACGGCGTATGCGCGGGGATCCTTGATCGTGCGGTATCCGCGTCCGGCAAACTCGTTCTTCACGGCTGTGGCGGCCTGCTTGCGGGAAGGATAGCCATCCCCCATGACATTGCCCTTCTGGTCGGCAACCACCCATGTGGCGTCTGCCGGAGCAGGGCCGTCACGGTTCACTGCCTTCACCTCATAGCCAGTCGATGAGGCATCCTCCGGCAGAGCCGTCGTCTGTCTCTCACGTCCGATCTGGTCGCTCGGGCGGTAGTCGTTGTCAGCACGCTTTACGGCCTCGCCACGTGCAACCATCTGGTCGAAGTGCTGTTGCGGATTTGCAACACCTGAGGCTTCCTGAACGCGGATGGGATCCATCGTTCCCAGATCGCGAACGGCCTGAGACACGCGGGTGTAGTCCGCCTCTGGATCAACCTGGGCATTAGTGGTCTGTGCCAGGGGAGTGGCGTCGTTTTCGCCGACCTGAAGGCGGCCTTCGGTGAGGACATCCGTGGAGGGTGTCGGGTTCGTCTGAACCTTCGGCGTTTCGATGACCCCCGGAAGAGTCTGCTGGACTGGCTCGGCAGGCTTCACCTCGGCCATGCGCTTCGTCAGGGCAGTCTCGGCCGCGGCGCGCTTCGGCGACGGGGACGAACGGCGCTTGCCATCCGAATCCACGACAACATAGGCAATGCCGGGCCCTTCAGCCACGTCGTCTACGGGCTTGCCCTTCTCGAGAGCCTGAATCCTGAACTGGGGAGCCTCGGGAGTCCTTGGTGTCTGAGGTGCCTGCTCGACGGTCGGCAAGGATTCCTGGACGCGTCCTTCAGGCTCCGGCGTTACGTAACGCTGACGGGGCGCTTCCTCGGCTTCGAGGTTCGGCATCTCGGGAAGGAGGTTTTCGGTAACCTGTCTCCTTGCGGTAACATCCGGGGCAGGCGCAGGTGGTGGCTCGGGGGTCGAATTGGTCGTCGGTTCGACGGTTTCGGGAACTCGGCTGGCGGCCTGCTGGAGGGGCTCCTCCAGTGCCCGTGTCTCCGCCTGTAGACGTGCCTCCTGCTCCGCGTTGGCGCGTGCGCTCTCGGCCTCGCGGTTCGCCTGCATCTCGAACGCATTGTCGCCGCGCATCGTGAAGCCTTCGCCGCGGGTTCCGGGACGAAGATCTGGAATTCTCGGAGCGTTGGCGGCGCTGGGAGCCGGAAGTCCGAAGTCGGTCGACATCACGCGGCGGTATGCGGCCTCGGCGGCTGCTTCCTGTTCCGTCTGCGGGGCATCCTCGGCAAGGAAGTCACGTGTGGCCTGAACCTGATCGGCCGCATGGGCCGCATCTGACTGTTCTGATGCGATGTCGTCGTCGAGCTGTCCGCGAACTTTTGCATCCGCTTTCGCACCTCGTCCCTCGGCATAGGCATGGCCAGCACCGAAGGAGCCACCCATGGCACCAGCGGCGACTGCGGCCTGCGCGTATTCCTTCATGGCATCATCGCTGAACACGTCGAGACCTGCCTGATGGCGCTCGATCGCCTGCTGAACGACTTCCGTCGGCAGCTCCGTCGCGGCCCCGCCGATAGCGCTCTTGAGCATGTTGATGAAACCACCTGCGGCAGGGGTCTTGGCGACGGCAAGAGCGGCGTCGGCGCTCGCCTTGGCGGCAAGATCCTCGGCGGAACGCAGGCCGACCTTGGCGGCTCCGCGGGCGAGGCCTCCTGTGACTGCTCCACCAATCTTTCCCAGTCCTGGCGCAACGACGCCGAGAGCCGTGTCAGCGGCACCCTGGACAGGTGCCCATGCGAAGGCTTCTCCGGGATTGTTGACGTGGCCCTGCTGTTCCTGAACCTGACGTTCGAGGTTCGAACCAGCCATCATCGGGGTGGCGACGAGCGTGCCGGCGGCAAGCGCGCCTGCGGGGCCGGCCGCGAGACCGCCGACTCCAGCGGCACCAAGCGTGGCCGCCATCTGGGGCGTGGACTGGAGGCCGGAGTGCAGGATGTACTGTCCGTAGTTGCCCTTGTCCCACATGTCGCCCGTGGACTGGAACTGATCCTCGTATTCCTGCTGGGCCTGACGATCCTTGGCGAGCTGGGCGTAGTTCTCGACCGCGGCTTCATCCCAGCCGAGCTGGTTCTGGGCCTCGATGCCAGCGTGACGCAGGCCGAGCCATGCGTTCTCGGCTCCGATGCCTACGGACTGCAGGATTCCGGGGTTCTGCTTTTCGACCTGGACGGGAGGTGCCGGGAGCGGCGGGGCGTACTCGTTGAGCTTGGCCAGGATCTTCGCTTCCTCGGCTTCTGTCGGGACGGATCCCGCAACCTTGAACTTGCGGAGGACGTTGTTCCCGTCGTAGCGCTCGATAATGGCCATGTCAGCTCCCTAAGACTTTACTGGAGGACGGGATCCCTAGACCCCGTCTCTTGCTGTGAACCCATAGTGACCGGGTCGAATCCTTCTTGGAAGGGTTAGCGGACGTCGTCGACTGTCGTGTCGTCGGTCTCGTCGCCCTTGTACTGTCCGGCAGGCTGCATGCGACCGCGGAAGATGTTGTCGTACTTCGACATCGTCTGGTCGTAGATGCGTGCCTTTCCTGCGGCATCCGCCTTGGCGTACTGGTCGGCGAGGGATCCCGGCTGAACCTTCTGATACCCGGTCTGACCGATGCCCAGTTCCTCCTTGGTCGCGTCACGGGAGGCATTGGAGATTGTCGTCTCCTGAGCCGCCGTGTAGCCGCCCGCACCCTTCGCCGTCTTGTTGGCCGCAGTGAGGGCGATCCTCTGGGCGTTCGTCTCGCGCTGTAGACCAGCCTCGAGTTCGGCCTTCTTGATGGACCTCTCGTAGGCAGTGTTGGCTTCCCCCTGCCTTGCGGTGGCGTCGTTCGCATCTCTCTGCAGGCCGCGCGTGTTCTGTCGGTCGGCGTTGATGTCATTGTTCATCGAGTTGGCGTTACCGGCCGTGATCGCATTCGCCGCCGACGCGCCCTGGAGCGCCGCCTGGACGTTCGTGTTGTAGCCGGCCTTGGTGAACTCGTCCTGACGGTTCGCCTGCTGTGTCAGCATGTCCTGCTGCTTGAAGTACAGGTCGGACGCGGTCTTCAGGTCGCCCGCCGCCAGAGCCTGACGCGCGAGAGCGATGTCCGTCTGGTTCTTGATGGAATCACGGAGCTGTGAACGGTAGTCGTCCTTGAGCTTGGCTTTGTAGTCCATCATCGCCAGCGCCGACTTCCCGGCATCGTTGGACGATCCCCAGGCGAAACCAAATCTCGCAAGGTCGTTCCAGTTCAGCTTGTCGCTCGGAGCGTTTTCCTTGAGCCTGGAGGCATCGTCCTTGAGATACTGCTCCATGTCGCCATAGGCGTCTCCGCCGCGCATCTGTCCAAGCATCTCGGCGACGCCCTTCTGGGCACCGAGCATCTGGTCGGGAGACTGGATGTCACGCTGGGACGGCTGGGGCATGGCGGGAAGGTTCGGCTGCATCACCTCGGGGATGACGTAGTCCGGCTTCGTGAGCTGTGGCACTGGAGCGATGGCCGGAGCCGACGGCTTCTGTTCCGGAGTCGGAGGGGCGGCAGGCTCGAAACGTCCGGGAATTGCGCTCGGGTTCAGAAGACGCGGGTTCAATGCAGGAGCCTGCGCGGCCTGCTGGGGCATGGGGCTCTCCCGGCGTTCCTCGGCGAACGTCTTCGGCGTAGAGACATTCTGTCCCTGACCCTTGTTCTTGATGGATTCGAGGAAGGCCTTGCCAGCGTCCGACTCGGCGAACTTGTTGGCCGCACTATCATCGACGACGCCTGCGCGCTGACGCGGAGCTGTGCTCTGGTTCTGGCCGGGATTGCCGCCAGCCGCCAGAATCAACTGCCTCTGCCAGGAAGGCATCGCCGTCTGTCCCGGAACTTCCCAATCGTTAGCCATATCTGTCTCCTGAAATCTTTAGAGCTATCTCACGCCCGTCTTGTGGAATTTGGAACAGTCGCCATGCGGATGGCGCGCTCCACGGCCGCCTGATAGATCGGGTCGGCATTCGGATCCGGCTGGGACTGCGCGAGGATGTCGAGCATGTACTGACGCTTGGCCTGTTCCTGCGGTTCCTGATCTTCGGCCGCACGTCGCTCCATGAGCTGTGACCATGCAGCGTTTCCATCGTCGGACGACACCTGCGTGTTCGAGGCCTGGAAACCGTCGTCGAACGGCTTGAAGGTCGCAACCCCCATCGAGGGATCGCCAGACGGAGTTTGCGACTGGTAGGCCTGCATGTAGGTCTGGCCGCTTCTTCCAGCAGGAGCACGCACAGGCCCGGCACCCGAACCCGACGGAGCCTGCGACACGACTGGAGGAACCTCGCCATCACCGACAGCACCGAGGAGAGCCATAGCCTTCTTCCTGTGTCCTGCCATCTGGTTGTTCACCTTGTCGGCGACGGTTCCGGGAGCGCCGCCGTTGTTCGCGTCGGAGGCGTTGTATCGGCCGACACGTCCGGCGTTGATCGCCGAGTATACGTCCATCATGCCCATGCCGGGCTTGTAGCCGGCACCACGGAAGTAGGAGGCGACCGCACCGTTCTGGCCGAGCTGGGATCCGATGGGATCATTCCAGTCGACGCCGTGCTGTTTTGCCTGAGGCTGACCGAACTGGATCAGCCCCTTGTGCTGGCCGTACTGGGTCGTCGGCCCCTTCTGGGTTGGGTTGAACGTCCCGCCCGTCTCGTAGCTGATCGCCGTCGCAAGGTCGACAGGATCCATCCCGAGGGCACCAGCCGTCTCGAGAATGCCTGCGCGGATCCGGGGATCGCGCTCGTATCCGTTTCCTGCCGTCCTAGCCATGTCAGCCTCCGAATCTTACCTTGCCCGTCGCAGGATCCCTGGAGAGCGGCATCAGGCCACCAACCGGGCCACCGTCGTTGAGCTTGATCGAACCAAACCGACCGCCGCCGGACTGCTTCTTCTCGGCCATCCCGAGGAAGCGCTTGTATCCTTCCGGATCCGACTGCATTACGCCGATGCGGTTAAGACCTGCCGCGAAACCGCCATTGCCCTGGATCTTCTTGGACATGTCGTCGAAGAACTTCTGATCGGCACTGACACCTGCGCTCTGTGCGGCGGCCGCTGCGGCTGCAGGGTTGCGGTTTAGGTCGGCCAGAGAACCGCCGAGGCCGTGATTGACCTCGATCGAGTCCGCCGCACCGCCGAGGCCACCGACAGGGCCGCCGTCTGCATATCCCTGAGGGGCCATCTGACCCGGCATGCTTCCACGTGTCATCATAGGATTCCCCTGAGGCTGTGCCGACCGCATGATGTCCTGCGCCACGGTCGTCGGCTGTTGCTGTTGCTGGGCCGCGGCGGCCGCCCGCGTCTTCTCGCGTTCCTGAAGCTCTGAGAGAACGAGGAACTGAGGAGCGGGCGAACCCTGCGACTGCATGAGTCTCTGAAGCTGATCGTCGGGAAGCATCTTGAGATCGGATGCCACCTGCATGAGGTTCTCTGCCATGGTGCCTCCTTACGACTGGCCCATTAGAAGTCCGAGACCTCCGAGCGCGTTTCCGACGTTGTTTCCGCCGCCTGTCGTCTGCGTGACGTTGGAGTTCGCAGTGACCGGGACGCCGTGCAGGATGCCCGAAAGCCAGTTGAGCTGCTGCTTCTGGTAGTCGTTCTGGTTGTTGAAGTCGTTGTACGCCAGATCGAGCTTCGACTGGTCGTAGTCCTGCAGATACTTGCCAGCGTTCATCTGCGCTTCCGCATTCTTGAGCGTCTGGTCGTTGAGAGCCGTGCCCTGATTGAAGAGCTGGTTGCCGAGCGCACCCTGCGCCTGAAGGGCCGCCTGAGACATCTGCTGGCCCTGCATGTTGTTGCTGACGTTGGTCTTCGCCACGTCGATGTCACGGGCATTTTCAGTGTTGTACTGGCTCTGCGCGGCCTGATAGGCCTGCTGGTAGCCATTGGCGTCGATCGTCGCCAGACGGTCGTTCAGATCGTCGTTCGCGAGCGCATCGGCCACGGATCTGCGGGTGCCGCCGAGAGCGCCAGCCTGAACGGCGGCACCCGCACGGTCTCCGGCCTGCTGTGCGAAGTCCTGGGTGGCACCCTTCTTCTGGTTCGCGACAACGGCATCCATGTACGGCGACATGTAGGACTGGGCCGAATCCCTGAAGGATCCGCCAGCGTCGACCGTGCCCGGAGTGTAGTTCGCCGACTGGCCGAGCTTGTCCGCGGCCGACTGCGTGGCGGACGTTCCGGCCTGCATCGACCCGTTGTTGTTCTGAAGCCCGTTGACCGTGCTGATCGCGCCCGTCGTCGAGGAGTTCAGGTTCGCGATGCGCGGACCCTCATACGCCTGATACGGCTTGTCGGCGACCGACTGCGCGTCAGCCATCATCGCCTCGTAGTACGGGCGAGCATAGCTTGGCAGGTTGGTCTGGGTTACTGTGCTATTCGTGCTTCCGCTACCGCCCATGGTTCAAATCCTCGATTTTGAATTCGTACGTTTCGCGGGTCTTTCTCCCGCCGTATTTCTTGTAGAACTGCGCCCATCCGGGCCGTCCGTACGTCTCTACCCAGGGGCATCCCTGATCCTTTGCGAAGGACTTGACCGTCTCCATCACGAGACCGATCCAGTCCTGCATCTCGACACCTCCGACGTGGGGCACTCCAAGGACTCGACGGTATTCCGTCTGGTAGATCTGGAGCGTGTAGAACGCCACGATCCTGCCTGAGTCCTTGTCGTAGACTATCCACAGGGAGTTCTTCCCGGATTCGATGTCCTTCATGATCGAGGCTACCGTCTCGACCCCGTGGAAGCGCTTCTCGAGGCGCTCCATGTATTCGACGATGTGCGGGAACACGAAGTCGATGTGTTCGGGGAGTACGACTGAAACCTCGTATGACATGACGAATCCTTCTTATCCGGGCATGAACATACTAGGGTCTAGTTTCGCCGGCTGCTGGGGACTTCCGCCCTTCGTCTGCCGGACGCCTTCCGTCATCGCCCGCAGAGCCTTGTGCCCGGCATCCGAAGATCCGTTGCCAAGGCCGGAGACGACGTCGGCAGGAATGACATGCTCGTCGGTAGCCAGACGTGCGGGGGTCTTCCCGTCGACTACTGCGGGGATGGAATCGGACATGCCGTCGCCATCTCCCTTGATCGCCCCCAGACCGCCTTCCTTGCCGCCCATCTCGGACATGATCTGGCTGCTCGCCGCCTTGTCCGCATGGATGTCGGCCATCAGCTCCTCGAGAGCGTCCGGGCCGAAGAACTCCAGGAACAGCTCGATGGCCTCCTGGGGCTGGGGATGCTTTCCTTCGAGGGCCGCAACCGCACCCTTCTGGATCTCGGCCATCGCGGCCTGATCCGGCTGGTCTCCGCCTTCGACCGCGCCGCCGTCGGCGTAGCCCTTGCCCGTGAAGTACAGGTGTTCGGACGAATCCTTGAGGGGATCATGGTTGAAGTCCGTCGGGCGGGCCGAATGGTCGCGGTTGAGCGTCGGGCCGTCTTCCTCGTCTTCGGAGCTTCCGCCACCGCCACCGTTGAAGAGACCGAGCTGGTTCGCCACCATGCCGCCGACCATCAGATTGCCAGGAGTTGCGAGCTTGCCAATACCGCCGAGCGCCGACTTCACGCCACCGAGCGCACCGCCAGCGGCAGGAGCCGCTGTTGCCGCACCGGGAGCGCCGAGAACCGCGCCAAGCGTCGTGTTCGCCGCGCCAGCGCCGCCAGCGCCGATGGCACCGGGAGCGGCAGGGAAGAAGTTGGCACCAAGACCAGCCGCACCGCCGAGACCACCTGCACCAGCAGATCCAGCGGCCGCAGCCGTCGGAGCCGCAAGCGCAGACGTTCCAGCGGCACCCGCCGCAGATCCGGCCGCGCCGAGACCGCCAGCAGCCGCGCCACCAAGACCTCCGGCGGCACCCGCTCCAGCACCAAGGGCCGTCGTGGCCGCAGGAGCGGCAAGGGCTGAGGTTCCAGCGGCTCCGAGACCACCAAGGCCTCCAGCCGCCGCACCCGCACCAGCGGCACCTGCGCCCGCTGCTCCGGCACCTGCCGCGCCAGCTCCGGCCGCACCGGCAGCTCCCAGTCCGCCAAGCGCACCGAGGGCCGCACCACCCGTCAAAACAGCGGCCGCGCCGCCAAGAAGCCAAGGAAGAAGTTTCATTTATGCGATCCTCACAACACGTTCAGTCTCATCGTACCAGAGCTGACCTTTTTTCAAACCATCGTCCGAGATCGGGAGGTCGTCGGCGTAGACCTGCGTGACGGTGATCTCTCCGGGCATGACCATCAGGCGGAGCATCTTCTCGATGTCCCTGATGATCCTGTCCATTTCCCGCTGGTCGTAGGTGGCCGGAGCCTTGCCGAGCCGGATGTTCACGTTGAGTTCGTTCATCTCATCTCTCCCCGTCGGTGCGGACGCGAATCCTTGGAACGCCCAGCGTCCACCGCGCCCCGACCTTGTCGGATTCAATCCTCATGGACATCGAGCGGCCGCGGAGCCGGATGCTCTTCTTGCCTGTAATCGTGTACGGAATGACCGTCAGTCTCTTCGCCGTCGCCGACGTCGAACCATGATCCGCATCTCCCGGCCAGTCAGACGCCGTCAGCGTGTGGACAAGTTCCGCGCCACTGTCCGGAGAAGCCTCGAAGTCCGCGTCGAAGATGAACAGGTCGGCGAACATCACGTCCTGACCGTCCGCGATCTCGATCGACGAGCTTTGGACGTAGGCCACAAGCGGATTGACGACGAAGTCCGTCGCATCGTCGTAGCCGATCTCGTGGTCGTAGATCCTGCCGTTGAAGGCTCCGATCGGGTTGTCGGCATAGTCGCCGTCGTACCATGCAGTCCTTCCGAAAGACGCGCGGCTGAAGGCTCCGGTTTCCATCGAGCAGAAGATGCTAACGTCGCAGTCGAGCGAGTCCTTGGAAGGATAGCTCCACCAGAACTCGCGGTTCGCCTGGTTGATGCCAGCCGTCGCCTTTTCGAACTCCTCGTGGTTGAAGTCGAGGTCGAGCCAGGTCTCGATGTCGCAGGGCACATAGGTGATCGTGCCGTCGTAGCGGTAGAAGCCCTTCTTGCCCATCCACATCATCGTGTCGCCGAAGACGGCGATGGCATTCGGCCCCATGATCGAGATGTTCTGTCCGATCAGCTCGAAGTTGAAGACGTATGTTCCACCGACGTAGGTCATCGCGTAGACGGCCTTGTCCGTGAAAATCAGGATGGACTGGCGCGTCTGCTTGACGGCGACGATGCGCGACCCGGATCCGAGCGTCAGGCCGCCGGACGTGGAGACGCGGTCGACCACCCAGTTCAGGGGGTTCTCCTGATCCGACCAGCGAACGTGCATGGGATTGGGCTTGCCATCTCCGAGGTACTCCTCGCAGCCGAAGGCGATCAGATGGCCGTCACGTTCTGATACCAGCACCCACTCGGCCGAATGCGGCGCGGAGTGCTGATCCGGGAGCGTGGTGATGTCCTTCACCCTGTCCATCGGGTTGGTGGAGTCCCAGTGGAAGATGGGCGAGCCGCGGCGGACGCAGAACAGGTCTTCGCCGAAGTTGTCTCCAGACCACAGGGCGAGACGCTGGAAGGCGATGGCGTCATCAGCCGGGCCGCCCCATGTTCCGCGTCCCCAGCCGCCAGCACCCCAGCCGTAGCCGTATTCAGTCCTGTCGAGGCCAGTCGGAAGGAGGATCTCTACCTTGGTCGCTCCGCCGCCCGTCTGTGACGTAATGGCTGGATTGACGAGATCGAATCCGAATGTAACAGCGTCGATGATCTCGGTTACCTCGAACTCGCCCTTCAGGCCGGCGAGCGGAATGCCGCCCACTCCCGACGTTGGGGTGAGGATGATCCAGTCTCCGACGGACGAGAAGTGTGGGGTGTCGAGTTCCACCGTGAAGTGTGTCTCTCCTGCAACAGTCGTGATCGCATCGGTGACATTGTGGGTGGCGATGATCGGGGTGACATCGAGGTTCGTGCCGTCACGCTCGACGTACAGGCGCTTGTGCGTACCGATGGCCGTGTTGAGCGTTCCGTTGAGCGAGCTCCAGCGATAGAGCCACCTGCACGAGCCCATGTAGATCTCATGGTCGCGAGGCTGGAATCCGCCGATCTTCTGAGTGTAATACTGACCCCGGACAGGGTGCCAGCGCACGTTCATGCCGTCGCGCCAGTAGCCCGACGCCGCGCTCTCGGTGGAGTCGAGAACGAGACCGGGTGGAACTTTCAGGGAGATGAGCTGACGCTGTCTTCCGGTCTTCATGGGTCACCTCATTTCGTGGGCTTTGACGGAACCGGGAAGAACTTTCCGGTATAGTCCTGGAGCAGGAAGTTGGTGCTTACCAACTGGCCGCCGCAGTTGTGTACGACCGAGAACCAGTATCGCTGCTGCGGGATTGGCTTGAGCCGCCAGACGCCGAATGACACCAGCTCGTCCTTGGCGGACACTTCCTTCTCGGTCGGTGCGCGGAACGATCCATCGACGTTTATGTCGTTCATGAACCTGACTTCGTAGGTCTGCTGGAAGTCCTCGAGACCGAGTGCCTCGATCCGCAACGGAGGAGAGCATTTCCGCATCTTCGATCCCCACACCTCGATGTAGAGGAAACCGTTATCGGCCCAGCTCCGGGTGTAGCCCATGTTCGAGACCACGGGCAGGAAAATGTCTGAAAGGCGATCGATCTTGTCGTTGGCCTTGTCCGCCTTGTTGTCGGCCGTGACCGCCAGTCCATTGGCTTCCACGGCCTTGTCCTTCGTCGCCGCCACATACGCACCGAGGCAGACGGTCGATGCACCAAGCAGGACCGCCAGCACTGTGATTCCGATACGGATGAACCTCGCTCCCATGACCGTCACTTTCCAAAGCTGTTGAGGAAGACCTTGATGTTCTCCCACCATGTGAAGACGGTGACCACCGCGGCCGCCGTCGTCGTGAAGAATGCAACGAGAGTCTTCAGCACGAAATTCATCAGGGCCGTCGTCTCCTCGTCGCGTCGGATCATGTCCCTGAGCCTGCGGTATTCATTACGAGGAAGCTGGACTGTGACGATCTCGTCGTCCTCCAGCTCCTTCACCAACTTGATCTGCGTCATTGCGCCGTCTTCCCCTCGTTACTCACTGCAAAATCCACGACGGCGTTGTAGCGCGTGATCATGTTCCTTCCGCACGCCGACTTGCGACCATCCATGGCGGCCGCCTCCTTGTGCAGTTTCATGTTTCCGACCCGTCCGAGCTGTCCTTCCGGCACCTTGAGCTTCTCGTCGAAGCAGGTCTCTAGCTGACCAGGCAGCCTGAAGGTCTCCCGCAGATCGGGCTTAGTTGGAATTGCCCCAGAGCTTCCGCAGCTCGCGAGTGTCAGAGTCAGTGAGACAAGAACTGTCATCCTTAATGCTGTCGACATAGTCCTCGAATCCCTTGATCTTCGCCTGCGCCGCCGCGGCTTCTTCCGTTGCCTTCGCCTCCATCTCGTTGATCTTCTTGTTGAAAGCCTCGATGTCCTTGAGTTTCTGCTCCGCCGCACGCCGAGCGTCCTCAGACACCTGCAGCTCCCACACGGCTCTCTCTGTGGAAACGCCGTGCTGGAAGACCAGCCAGTAACTCATCCCAACACACAGGATGAGAACTACGAATAGGGCGACCTTGATGACCGCCAGATATGGCTTGATGGCTTCCAGCATGACGGCCTCCTTACAGCCCGGAGACGCACAGTTCGGCCTCGCCGAGACGCTGTGCATCACCCATTTCACGCCGGTTAACGATGCCGCGCGTAACCTTCCCGTTTGCCTGGTTCCACGCGGTTGCGGCTTCACAGGCCTCCCTGTAGCGCTTTGCGGTGATCCGCTTGCCAGCAGTGGACGTCCTCGCCCTGTCGACGCCGATGTTGTAGGCGAGCGAGATCATCGAGGCCTGCACGCTGATCGGAGCCTGATTGAATCCTTCCAGCTTGTCGACGAGTGGCAGGTAGTAGTCCATGACTGAAGCAGTCAGCATGTCATCGCACTGCTTCTTCGTGAACGTCATGCCAGGAGTCACAGGCTTTCCGTTTATGCGGGTCTCTCCCCAGCACACTGTCCACACGCCAACCATGTCCTTGTACGACGTAGTCTTCAAGGATTCCCACGGTTTGATCAGGCTTTCGACCGCCAGTACGACTGGGGCCGGAGTGATCCCCTTGGCGATGGCCGCACGGACTTCCTTCGAGGTGTCCGGGGCAGAGCCGCCGCCGAACGCGGCCCATCCGGAAGCCGACGCTGCAACGATAACCGCGGCAATGGCGGCTTTGCCCCGGCCGCTGGAAACGATCCTGTTAATCGGCATTGGTGATCTCCTTCTGCGCGACGATCCGTGCGACGAATGCGCCGGCCGACGTGATGGCTGAAAGTCCGGCGAATGCGCCGAGCGGCATCCAGAGCGGCGCACCGAAGATCTGGAAGTAGACCTCGACGGCAGACAGGGCGGCCGCCAGAAGAATGAGCCGAATGCTCCATGCCTTCTTTACGACCGTCTTCCAGTCCTTGCCCAGTTCGAATTTGAACATGATCGAATCCTTTCTATTCCAGTGAGTAGACCTGGAAGGTGCGAACACCCTGCGTGTCGATCACGTACATCTTGCCGTTGTCCGGGTTGTATCCTGCCGAGTATGCCTGCCGTCCGACGTTCTTCCGGGGATCCGATCCCTCGGGGTCGTCGATCGCGATCACCTCGGATGTCATCGGCACGTGCTCGATGTCCTGCGTGATCGACAGTCCGGATCCGAAGCTGCCGTTCCACTCGATCTCGATCATGCGGTTGGATGCTGAGGACGTGCCGTTGAAGATCACCTGGACGATGCGATTATGGTCTGTCTGCACCCAGGCCTGACGTTTGAGGTTGTCCCACACGCTGTAGCTGAGGTCAGTGTTGTCAGGGTCGGAAATTCCGCGGATGGAGACTATGTTCGACATGAGCGTCACGCCCACCGTCTGGTCGATCTCGATGACCGCGTAGTAGCGGATGCCTTCGGGGCCGATCTCGTCTCCGGTCAGGGGATCCGTGCAGTTCTGGTCTCCCCACGACATCAGAGCCTGCATCTGGAATCTGCTTCCGAGACGGATCATGTTCCAGGAGTCGAACGTGAAGTTCGACATGCCCGTCATGATCACGTCGGACGTCGGCGCATCGAGCCACTCGGTGAAGTTCCAGTTCTTCGTTCCGATGCGAAGCTCGGTGCCCGTCTCGTCGATGACAGGGAAGATGGCCGCGGGGCCGCCTTCGCCCTGCGTGGTCACGGCATAGCGGAACGGCAGGTATGGATCCGGTCGCCAGATCTCGGTGGCGATGATCGAGCCGCCAGTGCCCGGCTCCATGTTGTAGGTCAGGTCGTCCGCGACGATAAGCGTGTCATCGTTGTGCCAGAACGGCGGAGTGCCGTAATACACCTCCTGCGGATCAGCGGTGTCATCGAACTCGCGAAGAGCCCACGCACCCTCGGAATCGTCATAGATTCCGAGCCACTGGCCGTGCAGAACGGCAATGCGCTCCTTGTTCCAGCTCATGCCAGCAAAATACTTCCCGTGCGTGTCTCCGTTGAAGGTGATGCCGGGCGTGCTGTCGATGCTGTAGAGCACGGACGAGCCGTCGACCGCCAGCCTGTTCAGCCGGAAGCCGTCCGCGTCCTCCTCCACTTCCTCGTCGATGACGGCTGGGGTGGCGTAGTAGACGGTTGTCGGGCTGACGTAGTACGGACCAGCGATGATCGGCACGGGAACCTCGTTCGGGTGCATGATGACCTTCTGCACCTGAGGATTCCACGTCCACTCCGGCGGAGCGGTGTCCTTGGGCTTGGTGTGGAAGAAAATGATCATGGGCCGAGTGTCCTCCAGAACCACAGGACGGAGCGGAAGTTGCGGGATGCATCACCAGCTCCGACGATGGTCACCGAGTACACTCCGGACGCGAAGGATCCGACGATGGTTCCGGGGCCGGTCCCCATCGTGTCGGTCAGGCTGATCTGCTCGGCGGTGATGCCGCTTCCCGTCAGGTCGAAGACGGGGTAGGTGCCGTTCTCAGGATAGACGAAGTGGGCGATGGCGACGTCCTTGAAGCCCTTCTTGGTCACATCGCTCGTATCGATCGACGAGATGATGCTGGCGCGCGTCGGAGTTCCCGGATCCGGCAGAGCGTCGATGGCCGCCGCGATTGCAGCGTTGTAGTCCACGGCGATCTCGGCCTCGATCTCGGCGAGGGTCTTGCCGTCCAGGTGCTCGGAATCGACCGCCAGAGAAGCCGTTCCCGTCAGGTCTCCGGTCACGTCGCCCGTGAGGTTGCCAGTGATGGCTCCGGTCACGGTCAGCGCTCCGGCGATGGTCTGGTCGCCTCCGACAGTCACGTCATCGGCAACCGTCAGGTCTCCCGTGACATTCAGGTTCTCGACGCGCAGTGCACCCGTCACGTTGATGTGGCTGTGGAGATCCCAGGCATCGGCTCCGTCGATCAGGACGAGCGTGGAGAAGCCCATCGGGATGGTGACCAGGTCTCCACCCGCAACGCCGATCTTGACGTTCTTGCCGCCCGTGGTCTGGTTGCGGACGTAGTAGATCTTCGGCTGTGCGGGGGCGAGGATCGTCCTGTCGGCCGTCAGGGCACCCGTGACCACGAGGATTGCACTGCGCGACTCGTCGCCCTCGACGTCGCCGTAGACGGACGCAAGGGTGTAGTCGGCATCGACCATCACGACCTGAGTCGTGGCATAGAGCGCCTGTTCGAGGAGCTGGCCGAGGTTCCGGTTGGTGATCTGTCCCCAGATCCCATTCTTCTCGCCATCGGCCATCATTTCGAGGCGGAGACTGTTCGAATATGTAGAGGGCATCGTCCGCTCCTATTTCACTATCATCATGCTATGTCGTGGCCCCGGAATTTCTAAGCGATGGCCAGCAGGGACTGCGCGTGCCCGTTCCTCGGGAACCTGACCTTGAAGACTCCGTCCTGCGAATGCCTGTCGAATTCGAAGTCGAGGATGGCCACGGCCTTCGAATCCTTGGTGACGTTGAAGATCAGAGCGCCGCGAGCCACGATTTCGCCCGTCCACTGGACGTCGGTGAAGTCGACCACGGCCTTTCCTTCGTCGATGCGGATGGCGCAGTCGACGATCACGCCGCCCTGGTCGTAGCCGCCGCCCGTGATCTCGCCGGATTCGACGTAGACCGTCGTCGAGGCGGGATCGAGGCTCGCAGTGGAGCGGTAGAGCGCCATGCCGAACATGTCGTTCTCGAAGTCGTGAACGCCCTGGAGTAGTTCCTTCTTGAAGGAATAGGGGATACCGGAACGGATCATGTGGGCTGTCTCCTCGTGCGGACGAAGTCGAATTTCATGCGGCCGATGCCGATGGCCTGGAGGCTGTTCATGCTGTCGGCGACACGCTTCTCGAGAAGAGCCAGCGTGTCCTCGTCGAGCTTCAGGTAGACGGCAGCGCGCAGAAGGGTGGCGGAAAGCAGGGCTTCCTCGCAACTATCGCCGAGGAAGGACGTGTCCGTCTCAACGATCGAGTCCGGGTTGTGGTAGTACCAGAGATCCGTCGGATAGGCCGCGGCAGGAGTTGGATACAGATCGAGCTGCTTCTGCCCGCGGAACTCGTAGTAGCGCGGAACGCCCGTGAATGTCGGGTCAGGATACATCGTGCGGCCGAATCCATCGTCCTTCTGATCCAGATACTTAAACTGGCCGGCTGCGACCACGGCGAAGGAATAGAGGGCCAGCGCGTCATCCGGGAGGGTGATCGTGGAAGTGTTGACAACGGTGACGAGTCCTTCAGCCTGCTTGCGGACGGAGGGGAACTCCATCTGCTGGAAGATCGCGGTCTCGGCCATCCTGATGAACAGGTCGATGTTGTCGAGGAACGTGTCCTCGTCGTTTTCCATGTACTGCTGGACGGCCAGCCTGAGTTCTTCGTAATTCATCAGATACCTCCGAAATAGGTGCCGAGAAGGACGCGCGTCTCAGGCAGGTTGCCGACCGGATCCCATCCTCCTGGGCCTCCGACGTTGATCTGTGGACGAGGGCGGCCCTTGGGGCGGGGGTCATCGTAGCGGAGCTGCTTCTGCGCCATCGGGCCGGGGTTCGGCTGGTCGTAGCACCTGTCGCAGACGTAGATGTTCTTGGAATTGCCGTAGTCGTCGCATTCGGGGCGTAGCTCTCCGGGCTTCACCTTCCGCATGCATCGCTCGCAATATGCGAATACGATCGTCGCCATCACAGATCTCCGACATAGGGCCGCCAGAAGAACGTCGACTTGTCGCGATCCTCGTAGCTGGCTTCCTCGAACTTCTGATCGGCGATCGCCTGTAGTCCCGCGGAGTCAGCGCGCACGGCCCTGTCCTTGGACTTCTGCGCGAGCTTGGCGGCGAGAGCGGCGATGTAGGCCGGAATGAACGTCCAGCGCACGTCGAGCTCCGCGCCGTTGTTGGCGGGATCCGCGATCCTCCTGATGCGGAAGATCGTCATGTAGTATTCGGTATCCGGAACAGGCCAGACGATCATGCTGGGAGCGGTCTTCTGCTTGTCTATGGTGATGAACGACGGGATCGTCCCAGTCTGATCCTTGCGGGCCGTGCGGGCGTAGGCGACCATCGGCTGCTTGGGAACCGGGATGTCGCGGCCGCCCTGCGACGCCACCGCCTCGAAGACATCGAGCGTGTCAGCCGGAAGATCGTAGCGGGTCTGCCCCGGAACCATCGGGATAGCGATCTCGTCGATAGTCCAGAAATTGATGCCCTTCGAGGCCCACTCGATGTTCAGGAGAGCCATGGAGCGGCGCGCGGTCTGGATGTCATGACCCGTACGGGATTCGATACCAGCCTGCTCGTAGGCCTCCTCGATGATTGTCGCGATGTCGAATACTTCGTTTGCCATGGTCGAATCCTTAGTGCTTTGCCCGGTTCGCCGAGGCGGACATCACACGGAGGTTCTTCCTTGCGTTGTCCTGCGGGTCGCCATTTTTGTGATCGATATCGCGGCCATCATGCTTTGACACGCGCCCTTCGCGCTCGAACTCGCGGCGGTTCTTGTTCCGCTTGGCTCGGTCGCGCTTGTCCTGTTCGGACGCCTGGTACTTCAGGTATTCGTCGCGGTAGTTCCTCGCCACTACGTTATCCTCCGGATGGGTCTCTTCTGAGGTTCCCACCCGGAGTCCGTTTTTGTAAGCGGTCAGCCCAGGATGTTGAGCACCACGAGGGTGATCTCCTGAAGAAGACCGATCGACGGGGCGGTGTCGCCCGGCTTGCAGTTCACCCACGTCGAGTAATAGGCGCGGTAGAGCCTGCTGTCGTAGTTGTTCGTAACCGTTTCAGCCGCCTCCGTGGGGTGATACGCGTGGATCTTTGTAGGATTCGCGCGTGTCACGACGATGATGACTTGGTTTGCTGCCATATGGACTCCCCATCTGGAGATCGCGTACCGTCAGGCCGCCAGCTCGATCTCCGTTCCTTCAGATACATCGACCTGATCACCCGGTGCGACACCGGATACGAATGCGATTTTGTACGCACGGAAGGTCTCCGATTCATACGCCTCGCTAACTGTCACCGTCTGACTGGACGAGTGGTAGGCAAAGATCCTGTTTGGATCGTCCTTCCGGATCACGACAATCATGTTCACCGCCATAGTCATTTCCTCCGTTACCTTCTGATATAACTGTTCGAGTTGCCCAGCGTGTTCAGTGCCGGCGAGTTCGTTCCGAGGATCAACTGGGACGAACCGTAGAGCATGACGTGAGCATTGCTGTCCGCCGTGACATCAGTGGTGCTGTTACCGACAAGGCCTCCATTCGGATGGACGTACCTGCTCTGCTCGGCACACTGGACACCGACGCCGCCATTGCCCGTAATGAACGAAGGGCGCGCGAACGCACCATTACCGACTCTGGCAATTGAGAAGCCGAACATTCCAAGTCCTCCAGAAGTCGTCAGCCTGCCATTAGCACTCGAGTAGACGGGCATGTACTGGGCTTCAGAGCCGTTGAAATGGATCACCCCAAAGGACGCGCCACACGACACGGCTACACCGCCATCGAAGTACGACTTGTTGCGGAGAGCGACCCCCCAGAACCAGGCTCCAAACGCAAGGGCGCATGATCTTGCATTTGTCAGACCGTCATAGATTGGTGTCTTGATCCTCGAATCATACAGGTTAATTCCGATATGTCCGTCGACAGCGGTGTATCCCGAGTCTAGTGCCCCGCCGATCACGCCGATATCCTCGAAGATAGGACATTCTGTGCGTAGTGCCGTAAGCCATCCCGCCGGGGTTCCGCTCACGGTCGCCGGGATCTTGAACGTGGTCGTGAAGACCGTCATTCTCCAGGTGTTCGCATCGTTGCCCTGCTGACCGATGTTTGTCGTCTGGATCCACATGCGGATCGTAACCGTCGTCGAAGTCGTCGACACGACGGGCCAGTAGCCGACCAGTTTGGCCTTGTCGGCGTGGCTGATGGCTGATCCGATCAATCCAGTCTCGACGAGAACCCATCCGGCGGCAGCAGCGGCCGTAGCCACCGACGAATCCACTGTCAGGGTCAATGTGTATCCAGCCGCCACGCTTCCAGCCGTGTTCGACAGGTTCGTGACAAGACTGGACACGGGAGTCGCGCCCTTGATCCTCACACGGGAGTAATCCTTGTCAGTCCATGAGAATCTCTCGGCAAGCGGAGAGGACGACCCCGCCACGGGGAGCTGGATCGTGAAGATGGCTCCTCCCGTGACGAGGCCGCCAGCCGCGTCATAGGCCGCCAAAGCTGCCGAGATCGTAGGATAATCGGTCGGAATGGTTACCGTAGCAGGAAGGAATGCGGACGTGCCATCAGCACCCTTGAGGGATGCCAGCCACTGGCTTTCCGTGCCAACGAATCCGTTGTCGACGGCGACCTGATACGCACTGTCTCCATCAGCTCCGGGCGCACCTGGAGATCCCGGAGCGCCCGGGGATCCCGGCGCACCGTGAAGGCTTGCAAGCCATGCTGATTCGGTTCCGACGAAGCCGTTGTTCACGGCGACGATGTAGGCGGAATCTCCATCCGGACCCGGATCGCCGTCAGCACCCTTCAGAGATGCGATCCACGCAGACTCGGAGCCGACAAACCCAGTGTCGAGAGCCGACTGATAGGCCGACTTGCCCGGCGTGCCATCATCTCCAGGCGCTCCAGGATCTCCGTCAGCACCCTTGAGGGACGCGAGCCACTGGGCCTCCGTGCCGGAGAACCCGTTGTCGAGAGCGACCTGATACGCAGAGTCGCCAGCGGCACCAGGAGCACCAGGGGATCCAGGAGCACCCGGCGCTCCGTCATCACCATTCAGTGACGCGAGCCATTCGACTTCGGTTCCGTTGAAGCCGTTGTCCACGGCCACTTGATACGCCGACCTGCCATCTTCTCCCTGGAGGCTGGCAAGCCACTGGCTCTCGGTGCCAACGAATCCATTGGCCACCGCGACCTGGTATGCCGACGCGCCAGCAGGTCCCGGAACCCCCGTGTTGGGGCCGGGAGGTCCTTGCGGGCCGACAAGGCTTTCAAGCCACTCGTCCTCGGTTCCGACGAATCCTTCATCCACAGCCACTTCGTATGCCGACTTTCCGTCGTCACCGGGCGCACCGGGTGCTCCGTCCGCACCTTCCAAGGATTCAAGCCACTGATCCTGCGTGCCGACAAACCCGTTCTGCACGGCAATCTCGTATGCGGAATAGCCGCGAGGACCTCTCGGGCCTTCGCCTCCGCCGCCACCACCGCCGCCTTCGAAGACGTCGGTAACTCCGTTTGGGCCTAGTGCGTTGCTCATATCATCGAATCCTTTAGTTCAGGTCTGCCCATCCCGTGCCGTTGTAGACACGGAGCTTATGGGTTGAAGTATCGTAGTAGGTGAGTCCTTCGACCCACGCGACATCCGTCGGCGTGCCGCTGCGTGCCGCGAACTGGACGGTCTGCTTGTTCACGGTCAGCGCGCCGAAGACACTTAGGAAGTCGTTCGCACCAGCACCTGCGCCGCGCTCGGTATAGGTGAAGACGGTGTTGGCATGACGAGTGCCGGCCGTATTCGTGGTCGCTGCGTAGGCGGTGCACGTGATGAAGATGTCGTTGCCGCCATCGTTGCTGAAGTCCACCGCCGTTGCAGGCACGCTCGTCAACAGGAGGGTGATCCTATTGCGCGCCGCCTGCGTTCCGCCGTTCTGTCCGACCTGGATACCCTTGATGGAATCCGCGCCGAACTGGACGCCTCTGCCCGTGATGAGGCAGTCGGAACCCAACTGCTTCAGGAGGCCGCCACCCACCCGCGAGTCATCGAGAATCAAGTCGCTTATCGAAATCGCTTGAGCGTAGTTGGTGACGCACCATTCAGGACTGTCACCCCAGCAGTGTAGCTGGGCAAACTGAGATCCCGAAGCCCTAGATCCGATGACGAACGTGCTGGATCCGGCCAGAGCAGCCTGGTTATGGCGGCTCATGGAAACCAGCATCCTGCCGATCATAGAGTCGTGTGGGCCGTCAAAGATCGGATTCCCCTTGCTGAACTGAATGAAGAACTTGTCCAGGAAGCACTCGCCCGCAGAGTCCGTGTAGTCGTTATCCCAGGCAGGCGCGACCGATCCCCACGCCGACCTGAATCCGCCCATCGGGCAGTATTCGCAGTCGACGTCGTCGATTATATACGCTCTGCCATAAATCGAGATGTTCCATCCCGTGGCGCTGGCATTCGCCGCGACATCCTTGCGCCCGTCGATCGTGAAGGCCAACAGACCGAAGCGATTCGGGCCATCGGCGGAATCTCCGGCCGAAAGCGTCGCGTAGTCCTGAGTCTTGAGCAGGTCGCCTAGATATCCATCCTTGCGCTTGAGCCACGAGACTCGCCGGCCAGATCCGCGGATGACGACGCGGCTCTTCAGGGTGACTTCTCCTCCGAGCCAGAACATGCCAACGCCGACGTCGAGATATCCGCCACCCTTTGCAACAAGGTAGTCGGTTGCGTTGTTGAACGCCGGAGCGCTGTCAAACGTAGATGTCGTGTCCGGGGTTGCCCCGAAACAGGCCACGTTCACCGACATCGTGTAGGTCAGCTCCCACCACGCGCCGTCGGCGCTTTGGAACTTTCCAGCATGCGTCGGCTGGGACGCGACACGCTTGTAGAGCGCGGCTCCGCCATCGCCGGGTGCAGAATAGCCACCGACACGGATCGCGTTGACCGTCCCCGGAATGGTGACTGACGACATGCCCAGAACGTAGAAGTTCGCACCGTCGAGACCGGGATCACCCTTGGCTCCAGGAGCGCCATTGGTTCCAGGTGCTCCGTCTTCTCCGGGTTCTCCCTTGAGGCTTTCCAGCCACTCGGACTCGGATCCGATGAATCCATTCTGGACAGCGACCGTGTATGCGGAATAGCCGCGCGGACCCGGCGGTCCAGGCTCTCCGGAACCTCCGCCTCCGCTCGTGAAGTTGTCAGTGATGCCGTTGGCACCGAGAGCATTTGCCACGATAGTCCTCCTTATGTAGCCGGGAAGATCGCGTCGGCGATTGCTTCCGCTATCTTGGCGTATCCTGCCGCGTTCGGATGAGCACCGTCGCGCATCCATCCTGCGGCAACTGCCTGTGCGTATGTTCCAAGCGTGGCTCTCAAGTCGATGTATTTTAGACTGTTGCGATTGATGAGTTCGAGCATCTGCAGGGAGAGAGACTCGAGTCTGGTGCTCATGAACGAGGGGTCGCACGCGTTCGGGATGACGAAGAGGATGTCCGCGCCAGTCGCCTTGATGCCGTTGATGATCGTCTGCATCTGCGCCATGTATGCGGATTCGACCACCGATCCGTTAGCGTCGTTGATGCCGAGATTGAGGATGACCAGGTCTGGATTGTAGGGGGCGATCACCGGAGTGGGAGAGAAGGCCTCGGTTCCCGAGCTCCAGTCGATGGACCTTCCGCCGCTCCACCCGGCGTTCACGACCGTGATCTCCTTTACGGTGGAGTTGTAGGCGATTGCTCCAAGAACATGGACTGCACCAGTTGCGTGCACGCCTCGAAGGTTCAGGACGTGTACTCCAGGGGAGACGCCTCCGATGATGTCTGGAAACACGTATCCGGGAGACGCGTTGTAGTACATCGTCGAGATCGTCGCCTTGTCGACACCGTCAATCCCCGCAATGATGGCGTTCTGAGCCGTCACCTCGCCCTTGAATACGTAGATCTCGGCCGTGTCCCACTGCTCCGTCGGGGTGAACGTGAACGCGGTGGCCGTTCCAGACGAACGCTGTGTGAAGCCTCCAGCGGTGTTCGCACCGTAATTCCACGAGGCTCCCGTGACGATGCGGTTGTCGTAGGTATTCTGGACGAGCGTGCTGGCATTGCCGATGAAGCTAGACCACGAGGCTTTGGATCCGCGCGCCGTGAGGATTCCGGCGAGGAGAGTCGGGTAGGAGTTGGCCTTGTCGTTGTTCACCATGCTCGCGCCGTTCGCGCCGAATCCGGCCGTCGTGCTATCACCCACGCACAGAATCCGTGCGTTCCGCTTCCCAGCCTTCTGTGCGCGAACGGCAGCCGACCACGTGGGAAGTCCGATGACGTTGAATCGAGTCGAAGGTGGAACGACTGTTTCCGTGGTGATGCCCGTGGCCGTCCATGCGAACGGAATGGGGTTCGGGAGGTTGTCCGCCCGGTCGATGGTGAAGCCTGTCGTGGACACCTGACGCGGGGTCAGGGGCGCGCCAGCGCTCCCTCTCGTAATCTGCACCACGGGAGGCGCGCCGAACGGAACAGGGAATGCGAAGAATTCAGGAGTTCCAAGGATGCTGTCATCCTTGCCCCACTGCTGACGCATTGTTCCAATGTCCATGAATCCGTTCACGGCGGCGTCGTCGATGAAGCCGTCGTCAAGGCCACCACCGAAGCGGTCGGTTACTCCGTTTGGTCCGAGAGAATTTCCCATGTCACCCCCCTCAGATGCCAGCCTGGATGGCCTGAACGGTCACGGTTCCCTGGAGAGCCGTCGCGCGCAGGGCCGTGACTGGCTTGCCGATGTTGGTGGCGAGAGCGATCGTGGAAGCCGTGGCGAACTCGTCGGCCACGTCCTGAAGCAGGAAGTCGACCCATACGGCCGTTCCTGCAGCGATCTCCGCGTATTCGGAAAGCGTGAACTCGATGTCCACGGATGTGTCCTCGGTCGCTCCGGATGCCACATCCTTCGAGATGACGATAGTCGCCTGGAAGTCCTGCCTTGTCGGATCGAACGGGATGATCCAGCTATTGCCGGATGCGAGTGTCTTCTGCCAAGTCGCCATTTTCTTATGCTCCCGAGTACAGGACTTCAACGATGTAAGGATACGCCGAGCCGACAGCATTTTCGAAGCGGATGGCCGTAACCGGGAACTCGAGTCCTACGTTGGCGGTGGTGATGTCTCCGGCGACCAAGGAATCGACCTCGGTGTCGGAGATGGAGAACCAGATCGCCTGATCGGGATCCGTGATCTTCGCGAAGTCCGAGATCGTGGCCTCGAGGGTCACGGCGTCGCTCACGCCGACTCCGGTCGAGGTGATGTTCATCGTTGCCTCGAAGTGCTTGCAGACGCGCGGATTGGTCAGGACGATGAATTCATCCCCCGGAGCAACGGTCTTCTTGATGGGCTTCCACATGTGGATCTCCTGGAAATGAAAAGGGCCGGGCCGATCACAGCCCAGCCCTTTAGCTGATGGTCGCCTATCCTTGACTTCTTACGAAGTGGCGGCGTTCGCGCCCTGCGTTGCGATGACCTTCCAGTTCGTCCCATCGGAACGGAGAAGGCCGGCTGCTCCTGCGACGCCATTCGTCGTGTAGACGATGACACCGCTGTTCGAGGCGGCGGCAGGAAGAGACGCGAAGGCGTAGCTCGGAACCTTGATGGTTCCGTCGAGAGCGCCCTTGAGGATCGGAGCCTCGACGGACACTTCGGACTTGATGGGGCCTGACGTTGTCGACATGTTCTATCTCCTTTGGTGGAGAGGGGGATTGCTCCCCCTCCGGATCCTTAGACGCCAGGGTTTCCGTAGAAGCCGAGGTAGTCGCGGAGCATGAACGAGTAGCGCTCTTCCCAGAGGTGGGTGATCGCGCCGAGCGTCGGGTGGTGATGCTCGGTGTGCTCGACAGGCGTACGCTTGAAGTAGTAGGCGCCGCCATCGACGGACGTGGAGATCATCCAGCTATCCGGGTCGTCCATGAACTGCAGGACTTCCCAGTCCTGGCCCTTGTAGACGTTGATGTCGTTGTCCATCGAGCCGACCTTGCGATCCGAGCCGAACAGGACGGATGCCTGGAACTTCTTCTCAACAGGCACGAACACCTTGTTGATGCGGGCGTTGATCTTGCGACCACGCTCGTCCTTCCAGCGGCCGACCGTGATTTCGGCCTGAACGAGGGCCGTCTCATGGAGGTCGGACGGAACCGCAGCGCGGTTCGAGATGGTGCCGCCGCCCTTGAGCGGGTGCGCCGTGTTGAAGAAGGTCACGCCGTCGCCGGACTTTTCAGTCGTGTAGGCGGCGTTGAACTTGTTGAGACCAACAACGTTCTTCGTTTCCTTCAGGGACTTCGCGATGTCGCGAGTCTTGTTGATCGCGTTCTTGAAGTAGAGGTTGTCGTCGATCGCCTCCTTGGTGATCGTGAACCCAAGCGTGTACTTGAGGTGGTTCACGCGAACCTTGTAGGCCTCGCCGTCCGTGTCCAGATGGAACGGAGTTCCTTCCGGCGTTACCTTGGCCAGACCGAAGCCATACGTCTTCAGGTCTTCTTCGAAGGCCTGCGAGGAGGTGGCGGCGGTGTACAGCTTCAGGAACTCGTCCGGGAAGGTGTCGTAGTTCTGCCCGAACACCATGCGGATGCCGGGGGTGAGCTGAGCGGAAATGTCGGCTCTTGTCAGTGCAGAAGTCATGTTCTGTTTCCTTCTTCAGGCGATCCGATTAGGACGCCGCGTTGCCCGTTGCGGTCTTGAACGCGTGGGTGTTCAGAACCACCTGCACGATCGGATAGGCAGTGCCGACCTGATCAGCGTCGATGCCGACGATGCGGAGCGGCAGGGTAGCCGTCGCAGCGATGGAACCAGCGTTGAGGGCGACCTTGGCCTGACCGAATACGCCGGCGGCGTTCTGGACCAGAGCGGCGTTCATGCCGACGCAGTTCTGACCGAGCGTTCCGTTCGCCTGGATCTCGAAGACCGAATCCTGGTCATCGGCCACGTAGGCGACGATGTCGGAGGCGTCTGCGGTCGTTCCAGACGGGCACTCGGTGCTCCACTGGTACTTGCCGTTCACGTCCGTGTATTCGAATCCATCGAACACGCCGATCGGGAGGGCGGTGGTCGTTCCGGTTTCCTTGGAAACCACGCCACCGGGGACGAGTTTCGCAAGCTCGCCCTTGACGAGACGGGTTGCGGCAGGAGCCGCGGCCTTGTATGCAGTGCGTCCACCGGCACTCGTGTCGATGGAGGACTTCCCACGGATCTTTCTCAGACCGAACGGTGCAGCGATGTCAGTCATCTTGCATTCCTTCTGTTGTTACCTTTGACCACCGCCGAAATGACGGGGGTAATTCACTTTGCCCTTTCGAGGACTTCCTCGGTGGCGTGGCGCTCGGGGTTCAGGAAGGGCACGTAGCGATCTCCCATCCCGGCCGCCATCTGGGCGTTCACCGCGTCAGCCCTTCCGGACCGATTTTCGTCGAAGTAACGCTCGCGCGCCTTCGCTTTTGGTTCAGGCATCTCACAGAGAACGAGGCCACCGCCACGCTCGACCTGCGACATGTTATCCGCGACGTCCAGGGCGAACTCCGGATCCTCGGTCGGATCCACCGGACGCCAGCCTTCCTGGCGCTTGCGCATCCAGTTGTCCGCATCCTTGGCTCCGCGGCTCGACATCGCGATGTAGCGACGACGCTTGCCGTTGAACGACGCCGAGCCGTTCAGGATGTCCTTCGGTTCCCATGTGTACTCCCGGAAATCTTCAGCCTCGCGGCCTTCGTTCTCACGGTCGGTCCTGTCAATCGTCTTACTCATCTCAGCTTTCCTCACCTAGCCTTTGCCGCCTGTTCGCGCTGCCATTTCGCAGTCTCCAGCGCGTATGCCTTCGGGTCGATCCCGAGTTCCTTGGCGAACCTGATCGCCTCGGAACCGAGCTTGACCGTCTGCTTTTCACCGCCCCTGGCGTTCGCCGCCGCCGCCGGAGCCGCCGAGCTAACCCTCGGCGTGGTATTCTGCTTCTGCTGGCCTGCGGCGCGCGCCTTGACGGCTGCGGCCTCCGTGGCCTGCTTCTCCATCATCGAGATGCCCTGATCCATGTACGACCAGTAGGTGTCGGGATGGGTGATGGCCGAGACACCGTTCTCGGTGAGCTTCTGGTGCACGTAGGTCGCGTACCCCGTCTTCTCAGCGTTGGTGCCGTACCAGCTCGAGTTCGCCGCCAGCCATGCGTTGGTGCGAACCTTGTCGTCCGCTTCCAGACGGGCCTGATCGGCCTGAGCCTGACGCTGTTGCGGGGCGACCTGCACCGGAGTGACCTGCTGGGGCTTCTCCTGCGCCTTCGTGAACTCTCCGAGGTCACGCTCGTAGTCGTCTCGCCACGTCTTCATCTCGCGGATGTTGAGGATGGCTTCCTGAAGCGCTACCTGCGCGTCGGCGAGTTCGGCGCTGTTGCCTTCCTCGTGGGCGCGGGTGACGGCCGCCTTGGCAACCGCAAGCTCCTGTGTGGCCTTCTCCTCGCGCATCTGGATGAATGCGCCGATGCCGACCATGTTCTGACGCTTGGCCTCAGCCGCCGAACGTGCTTCCTGCTCTGCGCGCTCCTTGTAGCCGCGTGCGAGGTCGGTCGCCGTCTGGTACTGCTGGGCCACTCCCTGTGCCTGCTGGGCCGCCCGGAGACGGGCATTCACCAGCTTCTCGACGGCCTTGCGCGCGCCGGGGGAGAGCTTGTCGAGGATGGCCTTCTTGGCATCCACGATGTTGCCTTCGTCATCCACGAAGTCATCGTCTTCGTCAGCGTTCAGGATCGCGTCTGCGGCGTCGGATACGTCGACGATCTCGTCGTTGTCACCGAGGGCGAACTCCATCGAACCATCGTTCGACTTTGCCGCCTGAACCACAGGCTTCTGCTCTTCCTGCTCCTTGACGACTTCCTTGACGGCGCGACCATGGAACTTTGCGTCGAGATCGGCTTCCGCCTGCTTCATCCACGCGTCCATCGACGCAGCGTCCTTGAAGCGCTCTTCGTCCGTGATCGGTCCTGAGACCACTGCATCAGCTACGTCAGTCATGACCTATCTCCTCAGACCTTCGCCACGG